TCACGACGTCGCCGGCCTGCAGTGAAGCCTGAAACCCGATGGTCGGTGAGGAGACGATTCGCGGCCCGCCGGAGTCTGTCGGCGCTGTATCTTCCCGCCCCCCCCCTTTTTTTTTTCGGCCTTCTCTGCGCGCAGCCGCTTCTTGCAGGCTCTGCAATCCTTCATGTACCCGTCGCCGCCGAAGTTGGTCGTTGCGCGACCAAAGGCATCGACTGCCTTCGTGTGGCCGCACGTGCGGCACTTCTTCTCGGTGATCTCGGCGATCGCGTCCATCATCCCCCCCGCAGGTTTCTGAGTGTTTCGTCGTAGCCGAAATCCCCGGGCAAGAGCAGGCTCGGCTCATCCTCGTCGTCCGGAGAAATCCACTCGCGGTGACGCTCCTCGTTCACCTCGAGGGCGGCTTCGCTCGGGTGCGTATCGCCTGCATCCCAGCGCGCAATATGGTCGGTGCAGACGGAGCACACGCCCCAGCCCGTCTCTCGATCTACGCGCAACCAGGTGCAGCCCTGGCCGGTCGTTGTGTCGAGGCAGGCGTGCTCGTCGTCGCAGCCGCAGCCGATGCAGAGGGCGACGTTCATGACCGCGCCGCTCGCTTCGCCTTCGCCAACCAGACCCGGTTCTCACGGACCTCAGTCGCGATCGACGCCGGCTCGATCCGCTTCGTCTTCGGATTCATGTAGCTCGCCGCCAGCACGTCGGTCTCCGCAGCGATGCGGCGGATTGCGAAGCGCAGCAGGTCCCGTGTCACGTTCTGGCTCATGTGCGCGCCTTCCTGAAATGGTCAGCCTTCGGGCACGTGCTGAAGTGCGACACATGCCGCTTGAGATCGAGCTGGTGCTCGGCGTCCGTCGGCTTCGTGGTTTCCGCGTTCACCGGCATGCGCTTGCCGGTGGGCGTGCGGAACCACACGACGAGCGCTTCGCAGCCGCTGCACTTCGTCTCGAACGGGTGATGGCGGTACGTGGTCGACGAGATCACTTGCCCTCCGCCTTCTTGATCGCCGCGCGCGCCGCGAGGATCCTGCTGCAACGGTTGCAGCGCTCCATGCTGCAAATCCCTTTGTGGCACGCTGCATCCTTGTCGATGTACTCACTCTCGAAGAGCTTGAGCGCTTCGAGGAGATCCGGCGCGGCGGCGACGAGTTGAGCGTCGGCGAGTTCCTCGCAAGCCGCGACCTCAACCGACCGCGGCTCGGAGCAGATCGAGTAGTAGCCCGGAAACTGGCGCTCCACGTCGTCGGCGATATGCCATGGACCAGTGGTGTGGGTGCTCATGACCGCGCCGCCCTCTTCTTCGAGGCCTTCGCCGGCTTCTTCGCCTTCTCGGCTGCGGCCAGATTGCTGCGGATCTTCGCCGCGTCGACCTTGTAACGCTTTGCCGCAGCATGCAGGAGCGCCGGGTTGTCCTGCCCGTAAGTAAAGAACGGCAGATCACTCGCGAGCGTCAACGCGCGCAGGAACGTCCAGCGCTCAGCGACGCTCATCTTGTCGATGTAGGGCTTCGCATCGGTGTCATAGCCGCCCACGTACTTCCCCGTACGCTTCTTCGGCACCCATCCGAGAGCCTTGAAAAGGCGCCTCTGCGTATCGGAGTCGAGCCGCTCGAACCACTCCTCACAGGTGATGTGGAGGATTTCATCCTTGTCGGTGGCCGGTGTCTTGTGGATCTCCTGGAACAACGCCAGTCGGTACGCGAGCGCGCGCCGACGCCGCTTGTCTGCAGCGGCCTCAGGGTTGCTCGAGGACGCGCGCTCCGGCTTGCGGCCGCGAGCCTTGTCGACGTCGCGTTCGGCCGCGACCTCGATCATCTTTCCGCTCTCGGGATCCTGCAGCAGCGTTGGGACGAAGTCCTTGCCGAGCGTCTGCCGGTAGGTGCGCGAGCCCCCAGTAGTGGAGTAGTCCTTCGCGTCGAGGCGCACGTACCCCTGCAGGTTGTGGTTCTCCACACCGTAGCGCGCGACCTCCTTTGCCGCATTGCCTGTCAGAACCTTCTGGCCAGTCTTCTCCGCCTCCGCCACCACGCGCGCCGCATGCGCAGCAATCTTCGCGCGGAAGCACGCGACGTCTGTGCAGACGTCTGCACCCTTCACGTCACCGAAGAGTTCGGGCTGGTTGCCGGTCCGTTTCGGGCACGGACCGCAGGCGCCAGCGGCCGGAAGCAATGTCGCATCTTCCGTCTTGAACCCCGCGCTCGACAGGCGAAGCATGTACTCAGTCTGGATGTGCTTCGCGGCTTCGCGCACACTCATCTGCTCGCCTTCGCTGCCGCCCCAATTCTTCTTAGGGGTCGTAATTTCCTTCAGCGCCTTCTTCTGCAGCTCGGCGTCCGGGATCCGCGCGAGCAGTAGCGCCGTCGATGCGTTGAGCTTGCCGTCATAGAAGGACTTGCGCCCATCCTTCCCGAGCGCGAGGAGCTTCAGGCGCGCGTAGACATAGCCCTTCGATTTGCCGACCTTGTCGCCCAGTTCGTCGGCGTGGTGGCCGTGCAGCTTCATGAGCTGCTCGTAACCTTCCGCCTCCTGTAGCGGATGCAGATCTACCCGCTGTAGATTCTCGATGAGCTGCACTTCGAGCACCTGCTCATCGTTCCAGGCGCCGACGAGCGCCGGGATGTCGCTAAGCCCCGCCCGCTGAGCGCCAAGGTATCGGCGCTCGCCGGCGATGATCTCGAACTTGTCCCGTGCCGCTTCTTCCGTCACCGCCCGCACGACGATCGGCTGCAGAACGCCGTGCGCCGCGATGCTCTCGGCCAGCTCCGCGAGTTCAGCCTTCTCGAAGTGCGCGCGGCGCGCCACCTGCGGGCCAGTCTTCGAGAGGACGAGCGCGGTGAGCGGGATACGGCGGATATCAGAATGGGAGGTCGTCATCGTCGTCTCCTGATGTGGCGGCGGCCGGCGCCGCGGTCGGTGCCGGGCGCGGGGGATACCGCGCTTCGAGCACGCGCTCCAGGCCCTGCCGGTAATACGGATAGTCCTGATCGAGCCAAGGTTGCCTCAGGCACCAGAAGATGAAGCCCTCGTCGAGGTCCTCGAGCAGCACGCCCCTGTACTTGGCCATCGGGCACGTGCGCGGGATGCGGCACTTCTCGGACAGCTCCCACAGGCCCGACCAGGTGCGCACGGTCGGATGGGCGTTGAGGAGGAAGCCGAGTAGCGCGAGATTGTTCTTCGCGTCGACCGCGGCACCGTGCGCATGGCGCAGCTGCGAGCGCGTGTAGTCGTCCGCACCCTGCAAGTAGTAGAGGAGTGCGGACTGCGAGTAGCTGTCGGCCTCCGTCCAGGTCCACTTCGCGATCGCGCACGTGTCGATGCGCTTCACATCCTTCGGTGAACCGGCGGCCTCCCAATCGAAGTCGATGGAGTGGCCGATCAGATAGGTCGTGTCGGACGGCAGCTTGAACTCCGTGCACGGGGGGGCATTGGCGAGATCGCTCGGCAGGATGTGGTGTACGGCCATCGCGCCGTAGGTGAGCGACCGCGTGACCGGCCGGTAGCGCGAGCAGAAGAACTCATCAAAGGCCAGGAACTCGGGGATCGAGTCCGTGCCGCCCAGGAGATCCGGCTCGGAGCGCAGTTTCAGCCAGGCGGCCTCGATGATCTCGCGGCCCGGCTCTCTGTCGGTCGTCTCAGTGTCGAAGATCAGGACGTTCATGGTGTGTGCGACCTTTCAATCGAAAAGGGTTGCATCGAGCCAGCAGCTGCGGGTGTCGGCTTCGAGCTTGATGAAGTCGTCTTCGGAGTACTTCGGCGGCAAGCCGCGGTGCTCGCAGCTGATGTTGGCGGCAATCATTCCGGCGCGTCGCGTGGCGTAGGCTTCCAGCTCGATTCGCTGGTTGAGAATGATGGCGTCGTGGCGGGCGCTCATACCTGAACCCCCGTCGGCTCTATGCTGAGCCCCACGTACCCCGGCTGAAGCCCCGGCAAGTTGTAGACGCCCACGACGTTGACGTAGAGCGGCGCGTAGCCTTGCGCGAACTCTCCGCGTATCGTGTCCCAGGCCTGCAGCTCCAGGATGTCGCCGGCCTGGAAGACACGGTCGGTCGTGTCACGGACCTGGAAGGTCATGCGGCCGGACTGCACTTCGCTGTACCAGTGCTTCCAGATTTTCAGCGTGTGGACTTTCTGAGCCATCACGGCACCGCCGTCTCGCTAGCGACTGCCTTGCTCGCACCACCGAACGTCATCTGCATTCGCGTCAGCCAGTCCTCGACCCATTCGGCCGCGAGCTTCGCGCGCGGGCTGGTCTCAGGCGTGTCGCCGCGGCCGATACCCATGAAGAACACCTCGGCGGGCCGGCCCGAATTCGGCGCAAGGCCCTGGAGGTCACTGAAGTCGACGCCGCGCACATTCGCGATCGTGCCGACGAGGCACGCGCACTCGCCCGTGTACGTCGAGCCATCGACCCGGCCATCGCGCAGAGCCGCGAGCAGCCCGGGCACTTCGGCGGGCGCCGAAGAGAGCACGGCCCAGATGTCATCGCGGATCGGCGTGAGGTCGGCGCCCGTGAGGTCGGCGCCCGTGAGGACGGCGCCCGTGAGGTCGGCGTCCGTGAGGTCGGCGCCCGTGAGGACGGCGCGCGTGAGGTCGGCGCCCGTGAGGACGGCGCGCGTGAGGTCGGCGCCCGTGAGGACGGCGCGCGTGAGGTCGGCGCCCGTGAGGTCGGCGCCCGTGAGGACGGCGTCCGTGAGGACGGCGCGCGTGAGGTCGGCGTCCGTGAGGACGGCGCGCGTGAGGTCGGCGCCCGTGAGGTCGGCGCCCGTGAGGACGGCGCCCGTGAGGACGGCGCGCGCCTCGATCGCCTTCTTCACTGCGAACCCGAGCCGCAGGCCGTAACTCCAGCCTGCGACCTCGCCCTCCAATTCGCACTCGAACTGGACTGCCCCGCTCCATCGATTCTTGATCTGAAACTCCATGGAAGACTCCCTCGTTAGTGATCCGCCCCGCCTGCCGGCCCGGTGACTCTCTGTCGGAGTGAAAGCCACCAACCCACTTGCTACCGGCAGACGAGGCAGAAGCTGTTGTTCTGTTGCTAGCGGCTCGTCTTCGAGGCAAACGTCGTGTCGGGGAACACGCGCACGCCGGGAATGTTGGCCTGCGGGCCGAGCGCATTGACGACGCGGCGGATCTTCGTCTCGTCGACGCTCAGGTACTCGCGCGGGATCTTCGACTCGTCCTGGATCTCGAAGCCCCAGCCCTTGCGCTTGCTGAGCCCGGAGACTGCCGGCGCGGAACGCTGCGCAATGGGCGCCACGATCTGCGCGGCCACGGTCGCGACCTTCTCCTGCGCTTTGCTCTCGGTGGCTTCGGCCTTGTTTTCGAGTTTGGCCGCGCTCGTCGCGAGCTTGCTGGCTTCACGCTCTGCGGCCCTGGCCGCTTCCGCGTCGCCAGCCTTGCGGGCCTCTTCAGCCTCGCGGCGCTTTTGCTCTTCGGCCTGGCGCTGCCGCTCGGCTTCGGCACGCTCGGCATCCGCCTTCTCGCGCGCCTTGCGCTCGATCTCGCGGGCCTCGGCCTCCTTCCGCTCGCGTTCCTGGCGCGCGAGCTCGTCGAGGCGGGCCTGCTCGGCCTTACGCAACTCCTCCTGCTGCTTGTCCCAGGCCTTGAGCTTGCCTTCCAGCAGTTCCTTGGCCTGCTTCAAGTACGTCAGTGGGGCGCGGAAAAAGTTATCGACGCGCCGACAGGCTTCTAGCGATGGCGCCTTCAGCTCCTCGCGCTCCGCGTCGACCTCCTTCCAACGCGCCTTGATCGCGGCGAGGTCGGTGGCGGCCGTTACATAGTCAGCGTTCGTACGGATCTCGAAGGCGCGAACGCGCTCGAGGTCCTGTTCGGTGCGGCTTACGATGCTCGCATCGGGCATCGGCGTGCGTACATCAACCAGCAGGTTTGTTGCGGCGTCCATATATCTCTCGGAATCGGTAGATGTTGAGGGCGCTCACGAACCACGAGTAATCGCGGGAGTCGGTGAGCGGGATGAGCTTGTAGTCGTCGGGCTTCAGCCAGAGGCAGGCGCGCTTGCGCTCGCGGCCGCCACGCATTTCGCGGTACAGCTGCTCATAGCCCGCCGTCTGCAGACCAACGGTTGATGGCACGACCGATGTGAACTTCGCGTCGATGATCCACTCGGCGCCGCCGAGCATCACGGCAAGGTCGAGCATGCCGGCGCAGCGGAGCTTCTGAGAGTGAACGCGGTACTCACTGGCGATCACGACGCAGCCGGATTCTTTGATGAAGCGCTGCGCGCCGCGCAGATAGGGTGTCAGCGCGGGATGGAGCGCGTACCAGTCCAGCTCCCCCCGCACCATGAGGTGCAGCGCCTCGTGCCCGTGTGTGCCGAAGACGCGCGCCGCCTCGAGGACGTCTGGCGGGATGCCGTCGAGTTCGATCAGCGGGTCGAGCACCTGCGTGACGCTCGGCACTCTCTCGCCGCCGAGCGTGTAGGTGTGACTCGCTGAATCGAACTCGATGCGCATCGGATCAGCGACCCTTCTTCTCGACCCAGGCCAGGAAGTCAGGCACCTGGTCAAATGTCAGGGCTTCGAGCTGCTCGAGCTTGAACTCCCCGCAGGCATCGCACTCCGGGACCTCGGCGTCGCTGAGCTTCTCGCGCAGGAGCTTCAGCTGTTCTTCGTTGATCAGCGCCGGCTGCCCGCTCGCGATCGGGCGCGGTGGCTCCGTCGCCGGCTTCTGCCCGGGCTTCTCGGACGTGACATCGATGATCCGCTCGCCCTCATCGGGATCGGAGATCCCGGACAGGCCGAACGCCTTTCGGCCGCACTGGATGATCGTCTTCCACTCCAGCATGCGGCGCGGCTTCGCGTTCCAGGGATCCGTGTTCACGTAGCACTCTGTGAACCACTCGATATGGCGAGTAGGCTTCTTCCGGTCTTTGCGCCAGATCACAACTTCGACCCAGGCGTAGTTCTTCTCGGATTCCTCCGGCGGCGGATAGATGATTTCCCAGTCCTGAAACTGGGGATGGTTCTGGATGATCTTGATCCAGCCATCAATCGGAACGATCGGCTCGATCCCGCCTGCCTTATTCGGAAAGGCGTAGATCTGTTTCACGAATGGGTCGAGGTCATAGCGCTCGGCGACGATCAGCAGCGCGACCATCTGCTCATTGGTGATCTCCGGAGGTGGGCCGCCATTCCGGCCGCGCTGTCGAAACGCCGTCGCCTTCAGAGTGTCCAGCATGTTTTTTTCTTCGATGCCGTAGCGCGCGGCGGTGCGCATCAGCAGGCTCGGACGACCGTTGCGCAAGTGGGCGTTCGCGACCGCCTGCGTGGGCGCTTTCTGTGCAACGTTTGTTCTCGCTGAGGCCATGTGTCAGATCTCCGCCCGGCGGCGCACCCTCATCGGGCGGGCGTGGTTGGTTGCGCCGATTTCGATGCGCGTGTTCAGTCCGTTGCCGTGTCGGCAATCCGTTCGTAGGAGATCGCGGGATTGCGTTTGATGTGCTTGCCGAAGTACGCGCCAACCGAGCCTTCGTGGCCGTCCGTCTGCACGAGTCGGGCTTGCTCGGCCATCAGTGACTCGAAGTGACCCTTCAGCCCCGGACCCATGTAGCGATACACCGGCCCGCGCACGCCCGGCTCCGCGCCCCGCCGCGGCGGGAACTCCGCCTCGAGCACGTCGAGGTCCGCGTCGTAGCCGACTGAGACGAGCTGTGATGAATCGACTGTGTGGCGTTTCATTGGTCCGTGGCCTTTCTGGTTAGAATTCTCGGCAGCGCTCACTCCGCCTGCCGCCGCAAAATCGATGGCGTCTCGTACTGCGCGAAGTACTTCTGCAGGTCCCGCTGATCCGGCGAGAAGCGCTTGTCGCAGAAGCGGCGGGCCCGGCGGGCGCGCCGGCGGTCAAGCCAGTCGTGCACGTGCGTGAACAGCCAGGCCATCAGGCACACAGCGAGCAGGAAGAGAAAGGCGCCGACGGCTGCTTCCTTCATCACGCGCACCCCTCGCAGCAGTCCATCCCGGGCGCCACGGGCTCGCCGCACTGGCACGTCCACACCACATCGCAGCCGCAGGGCTGCGAACCTTCATCCGCAAACGAGAGATCGAGGCCGTGAGGACAAAGCTCATCGGGCTCGGCTTGCCCGAGCAGATCCAGGACGCCGGCGATCGCGGGGTGCACGGTCATGGCGTCACCTCGATGCCGAGGCGGCGCTGCTCAGCGTTGACCTCGTCTTTCGTGAACGGGCCATAGCCAGCCGGCACGTCCTCGTCTTCCCACTCCGGGCCGCAATGAGCCCACCACTGCAGGCAGACGCGGCAGCGACACGTGTAAGGATGATCGCTGGCGACTTCGAGAGCGGCGAGCGCGGCCGCGCCGTGCTCCTGCGTGATGGCCGAGCCCAGCTCGTCCTTCAGCTCCTGCAGCTCGTCGCCCTCGAATGTGAGCACGACGACGTCGCTGCTGTTTTCTTGAGAGTGGCTCACAGCGGCGACCTCGAAGAACTGCTCATCGGCGTACGGGTCATCACCGTAAAGAAGTCCTCGCGCTTCCAGCACGGCATCGCTGCTTGTGGATTCGCAGCCATGAAAGAGCGCGCGTCGTCCTCCGAGCCAGCGCTGAACATCGCCCAACCTGCAGCTGTCTCCCCGGCGCGAACCGGACGCAACGGGAAACCATGCGCCACCAGCGCAGGGATACTGATGCTCTGCGAGTTGTTCATGACAGCGCCTCGTATTCGGCCATCGCGTGCTGATCGATCGCGCCCGTGCTCGGGTTCTTGAACCAGTAGCTGGGGTGCTCGCGCTTCAGGTCACGAAGTTCGCCGACCGTCTTCTCGACGGTGCCGGTGCCTCGCGACTCACAGCACATGAAGATGCCGTGCCAGCACGACGCCTGTAGGCAGTGACCGCACACCGTGATACGGCGATCCAGAATTCTCATCAGAACTCTCCCTGAAACGGTAGCCCGCTGTAGTGCCGGAAGGACGCCGGCGAGCGATCGTCGTCGAGATCTCGCAGCTCCAGCTCGCGCTCGACGTCCTCCGCCACCAGATGCCGCGCCTGCCTCTGAATCGAGGCGGTCACGAGCCGCGTGATTTCGCGCGCGCCCGCATCTGCAGACGTCTGCAAGGCATTCGCGAACGCATGCAGATCGTTCGGGTCTAGCAGGTCCCATTCGTGGTCGTCGTACTGGCGCACGACAATGGCGAGCTGCTCGACGGTCAGCTCGGCGTTCGGGCTGTTGCGGTCTGCCAGCTCATCGATGAGCGTGCGGTAGGCTGGGGTGAGGATGCGGGGGCCGCTCATGACAACTCCACGCCATGCTGCGCGGCCAGTGCCCTGCCTGCCGCAGTGAACTGGACCCAGGAGAGTGATCGGTCGTCATAGTCGACGAACGTCGTCACCAGCCTCGCGCGTTTGAGCTTCGTCAGGTGGCCCTTGGACTCGGGCGACCCACCGACATTGCCGCCGAACAGCGGCGTGCCGGACCAGTTCCCGGCGTCGCGGGCAAGAGCGAGAAAGAGGGTCAGCGCTTCGGGGCTGAGATTGACGTCAGCGGCGATCGACTGCTGAGGCGTCGATTCGTGGGTCGTGGTGCTCATCGCAGCACCGCCCGGCCGCTGCAGCCGATCTGTGCGAGTCGCTCCACGAAGCTTGCGGCCATGCTGGCCCGCGGGAACCAGAGCAGGTACACGACGCCGGGCCGTTCCGGGTCGCGCGCGACCACGCGGTAGCGGATCACGACGCGCTCTCCTTCCGCTCGATCCGCAGGCCGTGGGGCGCGAAGGTCTCTTCGATGCGCTCGGCTTCGTCTCGGTCGAGCGGGACGCGCGTCCCGCCGATCCACAGAAGCGGGTCGTGGTACTGCAGATCGAGGTACGAGCGCTCACCTCCGCAATCGACGCCCATGCACAGCGAGATTTCATGTGCTCGTGTGCGCGTCTTCGGGAGCAGCAACTGCGCGAGATACGACGGCTCGATCCGGCCGCCATATTCACGGCGGAAGGAAAGATTGATCTCGAGGATGCACGGACGCTCGCGCGTCGCGGGCAGCGTCAACTGGATACTGGGCGGCATGGCGGGCTGGGCCGCAGTCTCTGTTCCGCCGGCCTGCGCGGTGCTCGTGCTGAGCGTGTTCATGGTTCCGACCTCCAACGCAGTGGGTGATGCGTTGAAGCGGAAACTATACCCATTCGTGGGTAGCGTCAACCCATAGATGGGTATTCTTGAACCAAGTCGCGCGTCGCAGGCCGGATCAGGCCAGTCGGGTCAGCGTCTTGGGGTGTCCAGTTTCAGCCGCATGGAGGCGGGATTAGCGATATACGCCCCCGACTGAATCATCGAGCTGCAGCGCTGCAGATCTTGCAGCTGGCCCGCGGCAGAAACAGGGCAAGCGTCTTCGATGGCGGTGATGCACCTGGCGGCGAGCGCGAGCTCGTGCGCGATCTCCTGGGAGCACAGCAGCCAGGCCGCCTGCGGAATGACGCTGCGCTTCGCCCGGGCGACCAGGTACTCATCCGCGTTGAGCAACTCGTCACGGCAGGCCTTCGCGAGCGGCTCGTTTCTCGCCGCGGTGAAGTCATCACAGCGAGCGAGCTGTACGCGCAGCAGGTTCTCGCGGATCGACAGGTACCAATCGCCGGCACCCTCATGCACAGGCCTGCCATCGCGAGCCGGAGCGGGCTGACATTGCTTCCAGATCTTGTCGACCCGGCACCATCCCAAGGTCAGAAGGTGGCCCTGTATCGTATCCCGCAGATGGCAAGCACCGATCTGGGTGCGGCATAGCTCGTTCGCCGCTTCCGCCTGGTGCATGTACTCCTGAGGCGTGAAGTCCGCCGGCGTGGCACTCGAGGCCCCGAGTAGCAGAACAGCGATCGATAGTCGCTTCATGTTGGCCGCCTCGGTCTGGGTGAACGGTCGCCCCCCGGCCGGAATATGTCCGGCCCCGTTCTAGCGAGTAACTCGTCCACTTGAAGGTCGTTGAAGCTCCTGGTCATCGATGGGCGGTGCCAGCGGCCCTCTGAGCGACGTCTGGTGCGCAAAGTTCGGCGTGAGCAGATCCGCCGCGCTCACCCCGAAGACCACCGCGAGGTCCGCGATAGTGTCGATCTTCGTGCCAATCCCCTCCGACCCATCCTCGTCCGGCGTCTGCCCCCTGCGTTTCACGTGTGTCTTGATGGGAGCCAGCACCCGCTGAATCGTCGACCATGAGCAGCCTGCCTCTTTCGCCAATTCTTTCTCGCGGTCGCTCGCCGTCCGATAGCGCGCCGCGGGAAATCTTCTCTCCATGAGCAGCAGGACGTTCTCCGCGACTTTCTGTCGCAGCAGTAGCGCCGCCCTCGATACAGGCTTGTGTTCCTTGGTTTTTTTCGACATCCAACACAAGCGTATGCGCAATCCCTCCCCATCGCCGGGTTGCGAATACCCATCGATGGGTATACTTTCAGGCGATGGACGCAACACCTGAGTCGCCCCTTCTCGCGTACGTACTGGAACAGCTGCAGGCCTCGAAGGGCCGCTGGCCGGCTGTGGCGGAAGGGTCGGGAGTGTCGAAACGCACCATCGAGAAAATCGCCTCTGGTGAGATCGATGACCCAGGGGTCAAGAAGCTCGAGAAGCTGGCCGCGTTCTTCCGTGCCGACAGCTCGCAGCACGCGCCCCACACCGCCGCCCACGGCTGACGCCAGAACACGGGACCCGCGCGGTGCTCATCAGACGCTTTCGCACGCACGACCTGACGACATATTCCAGCGGGAGCGCCGTATGAGCGTTCCCCTCAAGGATTTCAGACTGGGCATCACCGAGAGCATCGACATCTGGCTCGATGCGGTTGCAACCGCGCGCGGCGTCGACAAGGCCGCGGTGGCGCGTGAAGTACTGCGTGAGTGGGCGAAGGTGAAGGCGCATGAGCACAAGGTAGCGATGCGCCGGATGCAGGCGAATGGATTGCAGCCGGAGTTGGACGGCCTCGAGCCGGAAGATGATGGAGCCAGCCGGAGTGAAACCGGTAGGGCGCCGCGACGATGAGTTTTCAAAGCTTTAGCTGATAGACGAACGAATGCCGGCTTCGCACGCCGGTTTTTTTTGTGCTGGGGGAGTTTCTTGACGACGCTGAAGCGGGCGGTCTGCCAATGAGTGGCGACGAACTGCCACCACCACCCATAGCCGCGGAGGTTGATCTCCGCGATTTCCAATTCATGCCTCTCGATGTGGTGCGCTTGCGCGACAGCGACCTGGCGTCGCTCGAGACGGCCGAGGCCTGTTGGGCCGCGGTGCTGCTGTGGTGCTACTCCTGGCACCAGGTCCCGGCCGCCTCGATCCCCGACGACGATCGCGTGCTGTCGAAACAGGCCGGCTACGGCCGCGTCATTGCAGAGTGGCGACGCGTCAGGCCCGGCGCTTTGCGCGGTTGGATCAAATGCTCCGATGGACGCCTTTATCACCCTGTTGTCGTCGAGAAGGCGATAGAAGCATGGCGTTCGAAGCTGGAGTACGCCTACGACCGCGAGTGCGATCGCATCCGCAAGGCCAACAAAAAGCGGCTCCAGGACAAACAACCGCAACTGCCGTTCCCGACCTTCGAAGAGTGGGACGCGGTCCGCAATTCCGCCGGAAGCGGTCCTGCTTCCGATGGAACGTCAGGCGAATCCGCTGGATCTGGCGACCGTTCCGCCGGAAACGAAGTCAATTCCGCCGGAAACACGCCCTTCGGCGATGGAATTCCGGCGGAAAATGCTCTTAAGGGACAGGGACAGGGACAGGGAGACTCTAAGAACCCCCCTTACCCCCCTGAACGGGGGGCGGCGGCGCTGACGCGCATCGGGAAAAAGCCGCGGGAACTCCGCGATCACAGCCTGACCACCTGGCTCGCCGTGTGCGATGTCGTGGACGAGACCGGCAAAACAGACGGCCTCACCTGGGACCACGCCCGGCAGAAGCTCGGCGAACAAGCCCATCAGGCCATCGAGCGCATCGGCGGCTATCGCGTGATCTTCGCTCGCGACCGGTTCACGACCGGGGATCTCAAGAGCCGCTTTCGCGAGCACTACGAACGCCAACTCGAAACTCCACCGCCTGCCAAGGCCGGGAGTGCTGCATGAGAACCAGGACAGAGCGCAAGCCCCCCAAGCCGCACGCCCCCGCGCCCCCTCAGACGACTTCCGAGGTCCGCGCCTACTGGCGAAGCCTCATCGTCTCGACGACCTGCATCCATGCCTCGCTCCTGGAATGGCTGCCGCAGCGAGAGACGGACCTGCGCAAGCTCCCGCTGCAGGTCTTCGAGCCGACACGCGGTAAGTGCGCCCAGCTCCTGGATCGCTGCTGCCAGGCGGAAGCGCTGGGCCAGGGCCGCCGGCGCATCGAGCAGCGCATGAACGCCGAGCTCTGGAATTTCATGAAGCAGCTGGCGCCGAGCCGGCTGTTCCCGGCCCACGCCCAGCCCGGCGTGCTGCGCACGGCCGATCTCTTCGACTCACACGACGACACGGCCTGGCCGGAGGGTCCGACCTGATGGCGCCTTGTCACCACTACGCGAGAAACGTGCAGACGTCTGCACATGCACCAATCACCCGAGGAAGCTCACATGGCCAATAGCAAACCCGTAATTCCGCTGCAGCTCACCGGCGAGGATGTGCTGCTCAAGCGCGTCGCTGGCAACTTCGAGCGGCACGGCGATGATCATGTGCCCGTGCTCGACATCACGTGCGAGGCGGTCGTGCCGCCGGCAGTGATGGTCGGGCTCCTGGGCACGTACTGCGATCGCACGCTGTTCAACCTGAAAGGCGAGCTGCCGGAGCCTGCGGACGTTTTCAAGCACACCGATATGCCGCTGCCGCTCGAGCAGGACCTCGTCGCGCAGTTCGTGAGCTTCACGCTCTCCGACAACATCGAGCGCGAGTTCGGTGAACAGCCGGAGGAAGGCGACGATCCTGCGCCCTCGCAGCTGTGCCCGATCACGAACATCCGCTATGAGCCGAAGGTGGGCGGTTGTGTGTGGCTCGGGTTCAGTATTCGCATTCGCCCGCGCGATGGCGCGGAATACTGGGCGTTCCTCGAGCACCAGCAGCGCCACGCGAAGCTCACCATCGCGGACTCTGCGATCAAGGTCGGCAACGGCAAGCAGCAGTCGCTGCCGCTGAATGGTGGCGGGCGACCGGAACCTGCGATGGACAGCGCCGACCAGGACGAGAGCACGCCCGCCAACTACGACCAGCGCTCCACGATCGAGAACGGCGACGGCACCACGACCGAGCTCAAGAGCGGCAAGGAGATCGACGACGCGATGCTCGCGGAGAACCCGGGTGGAGAAACGATGGGCTCGAGCGGCTCGTCGCTCGAAGAGATCGGGCCGGAGACGCGCAAGGCGATCGAGCAGGCGAAGAACCGCCGCCGGCGTCGGCCGATCGATGGGCGCAAGGGAGCGCACTGATGATCAGCCTCATCGCCTCGATTGTGGCGCTCGCACTCAGCGTCGCTGCGTTGACGATCACCGCGGGCACCAGGCGCCACAGGGGGCCCGCGCACATCCACCCGACCGATAAGCACGAGGTGAAAGCCGTCGGCGGCATCGTGCACATGAAGCCGTCGGCGCCGTCAGTCGTGTACGCGTGCATCAATCCTGATTGCCGTGCGATCTGGGCAACTGAGCCGCCTCTGGGTTGCCCGAGCTGCTTCACTGGAGTGAGCACCAGTCATGGCTTGTCTGGCGCCTACTACGGCACGGTGAAGCGCCAGGTGCAGAGGGTGCCGCTGTGACGCCACGCCAGGTCGAGCTCCTCGAGGCTGAGTTCCCACCGCCCGGCCCCGTCGCGCGCGGCCGGAGTAAGGGCAGCGGGGTCGATCCCAAGGAGCTCCTGCTCTCACAGATCCGCTCGTATCGCCTGCCGCCGGCCGTGCCCGAGTTGCGCTTCGCCAAGAGCATCGGCCGCCAGTGGCGCTTCGATGTCGCGTTCCCCGACTTCATGCTCGCAGTGGAGATCGAGGGCATCGTGCCGCGCCAGTTGTGGGAGGCGAAGCTCGAGGGCGGTGGGCCCGTCACCGTCAACGGCTACGTGCGCAACGTCACGAGCGTCGAGCGCACATTCGTCGTGTTCGGCCGTCACGCAAGTGTCACGGGTCTCATCGAGGACATGGAGAAATACAACACGGCCGCCATGCTCGGCTGGACCGTGATCCGCTTCCCGCCGAAACAGATCAAGCCACTCACCGCGATCGAAATGATTCAGCGCGTGCTCGCGGCCAAGGGCTGGAAACCAGCGCACGCAACGTAGGTCTCACAAACAACACACGCACCAGGGGTCTGCCATGAAGAAGCTATTCCAAATCGCGCAGAGCATCCGTCACTACTGGACCGAGTACTACAGCAACGCCCAGCGCGCGATGCGCCGGGCTGTCGAGGAAGACGCACGCCGCCTGGGCGGCCGAGTCGTGTGGGAGGACACGCAGTAACGCATGAAGACGATCACACGCCCGCGCTCGTTCGTGTTTGCCATCACCGTCGCCTGGATCCGCTACTACTGGACCGGCAACTACGACCGCGAGGGCAAGCTCGAGCGATCGGCCCATCGGGCAGATGCATTCAAGTTTCCGAGCTCAGAGACCGCGCTCCTGTGCGCGCAGACGCACGTGGAGCTGCGCGACTCGGATGCGTGGAAACTCGTGCCGCTGAGCGAGAAGGTGCACGCATGAACGCCGAGGAGCTGATCCTGCTCGCGGCCGCGAAGGGCATCGACCTCAAGCGTGTCGCCGGCGCGTCGAGCCCGGACAGAGGACCCACCGTGCGCCATCGCCGACGCTCCAAGGACGAGCTGAAGGAAGCTCAAGGCCGGCCGATCTTCGAGACGGTCAATGGACGCGCGACGATTGTGCATCGGTTTCCGTACTGGTCGCTCGCCGAGCTCGGCCAGGCCGCAGCCTGTGTGCCGCGAGTGCCGTGGCTCGCCGCCTGCTTCTCGTTCGCCGGCGATCGCGCGCCGGGGGTCTACTGGGAGCTGCACAACGCGCTCACCTGGAACGCGTATCGCCTGCAGAGGCGTCACGGCTGGGCGCCGCAGATCACCGGCATCGGTGGCCATCCGCGGTTCTACCTCCTGGAGCTCGCGCAGCTCGTCCTGGACGAGGACCAGCACGCGCACCTGTTCAACGCGCACCCGGGCCTGTACGCCGCGTATCTGCACATCGAGCCCGATCTGTGGCGCCACAAGATCTTCGAACGCTTCGACCTGCTGAAGCTGCGCTATCTCAACTGGCTCGAGACGGCGCGATGGACCATCAACGACAAACTCGGAGGAGCGACCTACGATGAAGCGGGATAACACCGAGCGCGACGGCAATATCTGCGTGCTGTTCAAGTCAGGGCGCACCCTGATCTCGATCGGCGAGCAGTTCGGACTGTGCGACGAGCGCGTGCGCCAGATCGTGCGCAAGGCGGGTCTCACGGTGGCGGATGGAGGCAAAAACATCCTCCGTGCACGAAAACTCCAAACCTCCGGAGTTGGAGAAAACGACCCCTTCGCTAAGTCATTGACTTGACGGCCCGGAAAATTCCGATAATCTCTCGCCCCGCAGGAAAGGTGCGTCCATCGGAAACCCAGCCCCCAAAAGGCTGGGTTTTTTTGTTTCCGGGCATCCCCCATGTGAGCAAGTACGTCCGCTACAACGCGCGTCTGGTCCAGGAGATCTGCGATGCCATCGGTGAAGGCAAATCACTTCGCAGCATCTGTGCGGATCCACGCATGCCGACGGCTCGCAATTTTCTGCGCTGGGTCGCGCGACGGCCCTTTGTGCAGAAACGGTACCGTGAAGCGCTTGAGCTGCGTGGGGAGCATCACGCCGAAGCGATCATCGACATCGCCGACGAGCTACCGCCCCGGCGGGTAGCGATGGGTGTCGCGTTCCTCGCGCCCGAGGACGTGAAGGCGTGGATTGCCAGGCAGCGTCTGCGGATCGACGCGCGCAAGTGGACCGCAGCGCGTTTGTTGCCCAAGAAGTACGGCGACAAGCTTGCCCTCACCGACGGCGACGGCAAGCCGCTCGTGCCGCCGAACATCGGTATCACCTTCGAGGACGGTGGGCCCGGAGCCGCGGCACCCGACGATGGCGTTGAAACCAGCTCATGAGCTGCTGTCGCCGAAGCTGCGGAATCTGTTCTTTCGCCCTGGCGCAGACGGCTCAGCGATCTGGGTGCCGAGCCGCTACAAGGTCGCCAAGGGCGGCCGTGGAGGATCGAAGAGCTGGGGATTCGTCGGCGTCGCTGTAACACTCGGCGCGCTGCGGCCGCTGCGCATCCTGTGGGTGCGTGAAACGCAGAGCTCGATCAAGGAATCGGTCCACGCGCTGTTGAAGAACCGCATCGAGTCCCTGGAGCTCGAGCGCTACTACGACCCCGGCGAGTCGGTGATCAAGGGCAAGAACGGCACGGAGCACGTGTTCGCCGGCATCAAGACTGATCCCGGCAAGATCAAGTCCGCTGAGGGTTTCGACATCTGCGTCGTCGTCGAGGCGGAGAAGGTCAGCAAGCAGAGCTGGAAGACGCTGATCCCGACGATTCGCGCTCGCGGCTCCGAGATCTGGGTGGAGTTTAATCCGCGCGAGAAGACGGACCCCACGTCTGCAATGTTCATCGAGCGCATGCCGCCGCGCTGCCGGCGCGTACATGTGAACTGGGCCGACAACCCCTGGTTTCCGCCGGAGCTCGAGCTCGAGCGGCAATACGCACTGCAGCTGGTCCGCGATGCACAGGACGATGACGAGCGCGTCCAGCTCCAGGCGGACTACGACCACGTCTGGGAGGGCGCCTACCAGACACGCAGCGATGCCGCCGTGTTCCGCCGGCGCGTGGTGTTCGACTCGTTCGAGGATCCGCCCGAGAGCGCGAAGACGCGCTTCCACTACGGCGCCGACTGGGGCTTCGCGAACGATCCGACCGCGCTCATCCGCTTCTGGATCACGGACCACACCGACGAGCGTGGCCAGGCCTACCAGGAGCTCTGGATCAGCCACGAGGCGTATGGCTACCGCTGCGAGATCGACGAGACGCCAGCGCTCTTCGACACGGTGCCGGGCGCGCGCGCCTGGCCGATCAAGGGTGACGCCGCGCGGCCCGAGACGATCAGCTACCTGCGCCGCCAGGGCTTCAACATCGACGCCGCGGAGAAGTGGCAGGGCTCCGTCGAAGACGGCATCGCTCACATCAAGGGCTTTCGCAGGATCCACATCCATGAGCGTTGCAAACGTCTGCAAGAGGAAGCGCGCCTGTACTCGTACAAGATCGATCGCCTCACCCACCAGGTACTGCCGATCATCGTCGATGCGTACAACCACGGATGGGACGCGGTGCGCTACGGCCTGGATGGCTACATCCAGCGCCGCGGCGGCCATGGTGTCTGGGCGAAACTTGCGGGCTGAGCGCGCGTGAGCAAGCGCTCGAAGGCGGCGGACGCTGCGGTGGCTGCCGCTCCTGGCGTCTGGAAGTCCTTCATCGGCGACAGCTTCCAGAACTTTCTCGCGCGGATCGGGATAGGCGCAGGCAGCGCGAACGATGCGTCGACGTACGGGTTCAACCCCGTCACCCGCAATCGTGTGCTGATGGAGCGCATGTATCGCGGCTCCTGGGTCGCTGGCATTTCGGTGGACGCCCGAGCCGAAGACATGACGCGCGAGGGCGTCGAGATCCGTTCGGACGACAAGCCCGATGCCATCGAGGCGATCGCGAAGGAAGCCGAGCGCCTGCAGATCTGGGACGCACTGTGCGACGCGCTCAAGTGGTCTCGCCTGTACGGCGGCGCCGTGGGTCTGATGCTCATCGAAGGGCAGCAACTGAACACGCCCCTGCGCATGGAGACGGTGTCCGCGGGGCAGTTCCGAGGCATCAAGGCGCTCGATCGCTGGGTCGTGCAGCCGAATCTGCAGGACCTGATCACCGAATACGGCCCGCACCTGGGCCTGCCGAAGTTCTACAGGATCGTCGACAACACAATCGGTCTGCCGTTGATGGACGTCCATCACTCGCGCCTGATGCGCCTCGAAGGCGTGAAGCTGCCGCACTACCAGCGCATCGCCGAGAACCTGTGGGGTCAATCGATCTGTGAGCGGCTATGGGATCGCCTCATCGCGTTCGACTCGACGACTGCCGGCGCAGCGCAGCTCGTCTACAAGGCGCACCTGCGCACGGTGAAGATCAAGGGACTGCGAGACATCGTTGCCACCGGCGGCAAGGTGCTCGATGGCCTCTTGGCGCAGATCAACATGATGCGCCTGATGCAAACGAACGAGGGATTGACCGTCCTCGACCTCGAGGACGATTTCGATGCGAAGCAGTACACGTTCAGCGGGCTCTCCGATGTGCTGCTTCAGTTCGGTCAGCAGCTCGCCGGTGCGACGCAGATCCCGCTCGTCCGATTCTTCGGCCAATCGCCCGCTGGCTTGAACAGCACCGGTGATTCCGACTGGCGCAACTACTACGACAGCATCCGTGCCGAGCAGGAGTCGCGGCTGCGGCCCGGCATCGAGACTGTGTATCGCCTGCTCTACCGGTCGGTGCATGGCCGTGAGGTGCCTGAATCCTACGGGCTGCACTTCCGCCCGCTGTGGCAGATGACCGAGCCCGAACGGGCCACGGTGACGAACACGATGACGGCCGCCGTGGTGGCGCCGTTCACCGCGCAGATCATCGACCGCGGCACCGCCCTGCGAGAGCTGCGGAAGATCTCCGAAGTGACCGGCGCGTTCAGCAGCATCACCGACCAGCAGATCAACGAGGCCGAGAGTGAAGGGCCACCCCCCAGCGCAAGAGAAGTCCTCGAGTCCTCCACTGATCCTGACGCTGGACCGGGAGAGAAAGGCGGGAAGTCGGAGGGGGAAGACGCCGACCAGTAGGGCCGAGCGTGAATACGCGCGATCGCTGAAACAGGTCGGCGCGCAGGTCGGGGAGATCATCAGCGGGTTCACGCCGGGAGACATCGGGGCGGTCCCGTCTCTGCACCAACTGCTCGCGCGATACGCCGAGGCCTTGACGCCCTGGGCGGAGCGCGTGGCCGGGCGGATGCTCGGCGAGGTGAACGATCGCGACCGCGAGGCCTGGCGCGCGCTCGGCAACAACCTTTCGAGGGGCCTGCGGGATCTGCTGACGAATGCGCCCGTCGGGCAGCGGATCCACGAGCTGCTCGGCGAGCAGGTCACGCTCATCAAGTCGCTGCCAATCGAGGCAGGCCGGCGCGTGCACGAGCTCACGCTCAAAGGCCTCACCGATTCCACCCGGGCGCGGGAGATCGCCCAGGAGATCGAGCGCTCGAGCGAGGTGACGCAGAACCGCGCGCTTCTGATTGCGCGCACTGAGGTCTCGCGCACCGCTGAAGTGCTCGTCGAGACACGCGCCGTGTACGTCGGTAGCGAGGGCTATCTCTGGCGAACGAGCCGCGATGGAGCGGTGCGGCCCTCACACCGCGCGATGGAAGGCAAGTTCGTTCGGTGGATCTCGCCGCCCACCGTCGATGATTTAACGGCGCACGCCGGCTGCTTGCCCAACTGCAGATGCTGGACGGAAGTCGTCCTGCCCGAGTGACCTGATCCGCGTTCTTTCACCACATCCGCCCGCTTCATGCGGGCTTTTTTCTTTGGAGAGTCACATGAAGCTGATGAATCGAGTCTTCGGACCCATGCTCGTGGTGGCGGCCGTCCTGATGACGGCAGTGCCGCAGCTGTCCTTCGCGACGGCGATGAGCGACTACCTCGAGAACCGCCTGATCGACGCGTTCCTCCGCGGCCAGTCGTACACGATGCCGACGACGGTGTACGTGGCACTTGCGACCACGACCGGCAGCGATACCTCCTGCGGCACCGAAGTGACCGGCGGCTCCTACGCGCGCGTGTCGGTGACGAGCTCGCTGGCGAACTGGGCCGGCACGCAGAGCTCCGGTAGCACCGTTGCCTCCACAGGCACGAACGGCACCACGAGCAACAACAACGCGATCACGTTCCCGGCGCCGACCGGCAACTGGGGCACGGTCTCGGAGGTGTGCGTCTTCGACGCGAGCACCTCGGGGAACATGCTGTTCCGAACCGCGCTCACCGTGAGCAAGACCGTGAACAACGGCGACGCGGCTCCGAGCTTCGCGGCGGCGGCCCTCACGTTCCAGATCGACAACTGATCTGCGTACACCACACGCAGATCTGCGCGCCCTTCACACAGTTTCGAGGTCCCCATCCATGAAGCGATCCCTGATGATCGCCCTCGTGTCGGTGCTGCTTTCGGGCACTGCCATGGCGGCCAATCCCATTGATGCCCAGGCGGATGCCGGCGGCATCGATCTCTCCGCAACGCTCGCGCCCTTCAACAGTTTCGAATGGCAGGCAGCGCCGAGCTTCACGCAGCTCGCGGTGAAGCGACGGCAGGCGACGGCCGCCCTGCGCAAGGGAGCGATCTCGATCGAGCAGTTCGAGTCGGTGCTCAAGCAGACCGACCGCATTCGCTCTCTGCTCGACCAGGCGCTCGAGGCCTGCGGTCAGAACGACCGCACGGGCAAATGCACGAAGAGCACGCGCACCGCTCAGCGTCTGCTCGACCAGGCGAACGCGGAGCTCGCGCGGCTCCAGTAAGCCAGCGCACCCATCCGCCCCCCACTATCCGGAGAACGACGTCCATGAAGATCAGCGTGACGAATGCACGAGCCCTCGCCGAGGCGCTCATCCAGGGCGCCGACCAGGCAATGTCCGTCGGCCACTACGAGTTCGAGCTCACCGACGCGGTGCAGGCGGTGGACAACGCCGCACGCGATGAAATGCTGAGCGCGCTCCAGGAAGCGAAGGCGAAGGCCGCGAGCTGACCTGAGGAGCGGCGGCCATGGCCAACCGTCCATCGCGGATCGTCATCCCTGTGTATCAACCGAGCTTCGATGGCCGGTACTGGGGGCGCTACCCCAACGGTGACAAGCCGGCGAGCGATCCGGACATTGCGGCATCGGCCGCCGCGGCGGCTGCGGCAGCTGCGGGACTGACCACTGGCATCCGGCCGAGAGGAACAGCAAGCGCCGTGGCGAGTGCAGGCGCTGGTCTTTCGACGGCGATCCGCCTCGGGGCTGGCGCGCAGGGTCGTGTTGCTGCTGGTGCGACATTCGAGGCGAACGTCATCAACGCCTCAGCGCTTACCCCGGCAGCAGTGCAAGCCGCCATCAACACCGCCTCGAATGGCCAGATCGTCCAACTACCCGCTGGCAATGCAACGTGGACCAGCGGCGTTACCGTGACCGGCAAGTACGTCCACATTCGAGGAGCCGGCGGCGGCCGCGTAGAGGGCACGAGCACCAGCAGCGTTGCGGTGAGCGGCAGCGGTAGCAAGTCATTCACGGTGCGCGCCGGATCGACGATCACGGGATTCCTGGTCGGCGAAGTCGTCAGGGCACGGCACAAGTACAACTCGGCCAACTGGATCGAGGGCACGGTGTCGTCGTGGAACGGGACGACGCTCGTGATGGTGGCGACCAGTTCGAACGGCAGCGGAACGCAGAACCGGTGGGTCTTCGAGATTTCGCCCCAGACCAATATCGTCCATAGCGCGGGCGGCGGTGTGCTGTTCACACTGAACGAGCACGCTGCAGGGCACGTAGAGCTGTCTGAGGTGCGCCTCCAGAACGGCTCTGGCAGCGGCTACGGGATTCTGGTCAACGGCAATGGATTGCCGGTAAAGGTCCACGATCTTCGCCTCTCCGGAATACATCAGGGCTACCGGAACAACACGTGCCGCGGCATCTGCTGGCGCATCTACGCCGATGCCGGGTTCAACATCAGCGCCAACCACACGAACAACAACAACGCCATCCAAGTGACTGGTGGCAGCTCGTCCTCGTGGACCAGCGCAAACTCCATGGGCACCCGGGACACGACCGGGCGCCAGAACTTCTACATCGAAGACTCGTACTTCTGCGGGCTCGTGTTGGGATGCATCGATTTCGGCGACAACGTGCGCGGCGTGTTCCGCCACAACGTGCTCGACTGCAGCGCCCTGACGCTTCATGGTTCAGACACGGACGTCTGGGGGTGCCGCCATCTTGAGGTCTATGACTGCCTTCTTGTTGACGACGCGCTCCCAGAGCCCGGCCTCAGCGCGAACCTCAATTACTGGATGACGTGGCGCGGCGGCTCCGGCGTGATCACGGACAACCAGTGCGACAACATCACGTCGTGGGCTTGGGGAAACAAGCCAGAGTTGACACTGGAAGTGCAGCAGATCCGGCGCAACGCGGGCCCCTTCGCGTGCTGGACGGGCGGTTATCCGGTGCCGCGTCAGACGGGCCAAGGCCACAACGGCACCAGCTCGATCGTTGAGGGCGTCTACTACTGGAACAACTCCGGCACCTTCATTGCTCAGGCGAGCCAGTACAACCCGGACGAGTGTGGCAACGGCCTCTCCATCGGCACGTACATCCAGGTCAACCGCGATCACTTCGCGCGCGCGCCGCAGTCCGGGGATGCGATCCATCCTTGGACAAAGTATCCCTATCCGCATCCGCTGAGGACTAACTAAGTGGCTGTCGGTTTTCCCTCGTCAACGTCCGCGACCTCGACGGACGCGGCCGGCGGTGGGTCAGTCAGCGTCGACGTCAATCCGCCACCCGGCCTCGCGCCCGGTGAGGCGTGGGGGATAGTTGCGATACTCGATACAGATGGCGGCACGATAGCAACGCCATCCGACTTCGAGCCTGCGCACGCGCAAATCAACGGGAATCCCGGATACCCGGCCCTCCGGACGTTCGTGAAGGCCGCTGGCGATGATGAGTCGGCCGTCACTGTGTCCGCGAGCGGCGGCCAGAACTACGTTCTGTGGTGCGCATCGATCCGCATTTCTGGCGCGGATGTGGATACCCCGATCGGAAACGTCTCTACGCCCTCAGTGCCGTCGGGTACTGGGGTGACGATCGAGGCGCCAGGTATCACGGTTCAGAAAGCAGGATCCGCAGCGCTCATGATTGTGGCGGCCTCGCCGACCGAAGGCGTCCTGTCGATTGCGCAGCCGGGCACTTCGACGCTCTTGCAAGCGCGCCATACGCCCAACGAGTATCCCTCGGGCGCCGTCGCATACGAGCTGCGAAACGCCGGTGCCTACACCCCTGGCACCTGGTCGCTCCATACCTCGAACGAGAGCGAGGGCCGTGTGGCCATCACGCTCGAGATCTCGCCGGCGGCGGGCGCTCCTGCCGAACTCGCAGGTGCCGCACAGGCGGTCGCCGCTGCATCGGGCACCCTCACCACACAGATCCGCGCTGCCGCTGCAGCCGCTGACGTCGCGAGTGCGACGGCCGCGATGACCACGAGCATTCGTCTCTCGGCCGCAGCCACCAACACTGCGGCCGCGACGGCGATCTTCGCCGCTGGGGCGGTCATGAACGCGGCCGCGCTCGACGTCGCGACGGCGACGGCAGCGCTCAGCACAGCGATTCGCGCGCAAGGCCATGCCGTTGACACCGCGATTGCAAGTGGCACGCTCACGAACTGGGCGACGGTCACTTTGGCCGGGGATCTCTACACAGGTCCGGGCGGCGCGTTGGCTCCCGACTTCTGGCTCGACTCCGCACCCGGGCCCGGCACCACGCTCTACTACGACGCCCAGCACATCCAGATCTACCCGTCTGGGGAAATCAGCTCCGACACGAACGATTGTGTCGCCGTCGTGCAGTTCTTCGACGGGACGAGCTGGGCACTCGGCGTCATCGTTCTCACACCGCACCTGGCCGCTGCGGCAGAGGGCAGTGCCGCGGCCGCGGGACAGCTCACCACTGCTGTGCAGCTCGCCGCGGCGGCGTCAGCCCTCGCCACAACAACCGCTGCGTTCTCCACCGGCGCAGGACTGTCGGCGGACGCGACGGGTCAGGCCACTGCGGCAGGTGACCTCGCGACGCAGATCCCGTTGAGCGCCCTGGCGCAAGCCGTGTCTGCCGCCGCCGGGAACCTGAGCACGCAGATACAACTCGCCGCCGCAGCGACCGGGCGAGCAAGCGCTGATGGGAACCTCAATGGAGTGATCGCGCTGAACGCGGCGGCTGAAGCACTTGCCGCGTCACTTGCCGCACTGACCACCGGTGTGCCGCTCGGGGCCGCGGCACAAGGCTCGGCCGGTGCCACCGGCTCACTCACTACTGCGGTTCGCTTGTCGGGTGTTGCGGGAGCCGCGGTAAGCGCAATCGCGTCGTTGTCCACCCAGATCTCACTGGGCGGTGCTGCACAGAGCGCCGTGTCGTCGACCGGAGATCTCACGACCGCACGCCTACTGGTCGCCGCCGCGATCGATGCCGCGACCGCTACTGCGATCCTGGCCACCGGGATCTCGCTTCGGGCGAACGCGCTGGGCGTGTCGAGCGCCAGTGTCGAGCTCAGTACGGCCTCCGCGGCAATGGCGGACGCCGCCGCCCAGACAACCGTCACCGCGCTACTGAGCGATGTCATCGAGTCCCCGCCCATCGGCGCGTATGTCCTCGATCCGGCCTATGTCGTCTCCAGGGCAGCTGCCGGCTTCGGTACGCGCAAGACGGCGCGCTTCAGGCCAAAGTTCCCGGATCAGGTCGCGGTGCTGACATTCGACGTGTCCGATCAACTCGCTCCCGATGAAAAACTGCAGGGCAAAGTCACCCTGCAGATCGCGTGCATCGCCGGCATGGACGCCGCCGCCACGAGTCTCTTTCGCGGCGTGCCCTCGTACGACCCGACGTACAGGCGAATCCTGCAGCCCGTGCGCGGCGGCATCGACGCGTCGACTTACTACATCAAGGTTTCCGCGGCGACCACGAACCCCGAGAGGGACGTGGCGCTCGCCGCGCTGCTGCCGGTGAAAGCATGAGAATCCAAACGTTCGACAAGCCGTCCGCGTTCTGGGCGCCGCAGGCGCTGGGAAAATCACGGCGAATGACCCCGGAAGGCTTCCTGCTCTGTGAGGGCGTGCCGGTCGCGCGTACCGGCGTGCAACTCTACAGCGCGAAGGAACTCGGCCTGCCGGGCGACCCCATGCGCGTGATTCGCATCGAGCGCACGGCCGATGAAGTGTTCAAGCCGGAGTCGCTCGCGAGCTACAACGGCAAGCCGTTCACCCTCCACCATCCTGGTGAGTTCGTGACAGCGGAGAACTGGCACCAGCTCGCCAAGGGCACCGCGCACAACGCCAGGCGCGGCGAGGGCCTCGAGAGCGATTGCGTGGTCGCGGATCTGCTCATCACCGAGGCGCACGCGATCAAGTACGTCAACGACGAGCTGCCCCAGGTCTCGGCGGGGTACGAGGCCGAGTACGACATGCTCGATGATTCGCACGGCATCCAGCGCAACATCATCGTCAACCACATTGCAGGGGTGAAGCACGGCCGCGCCGGTTCCCGCTGCGCTATCAAAGACGGAGAGCCCGACATGAAAGACAAGCCCCTGCTGACGCGCATCCTCACGACCTTTGGGGTGAAGGATCCCGAGGCTGCTGCTGAGGTGATCGCGAACGCGAGCGGCCCAGGCCCTCAGCAGACGACCGATGCGGCCGCAGGCAGTGCGATCGTGACGACGCTGCAAACCGACGTCGCGACGCTGAAGACGGACCTCGCCGAGATCAAGAAGCTCCTGACGAAAGACGCGAAGACCCCGGAGCAAGTTGCGGCGGAGGCGGCCGCCGCCGCAGCTGCCACGAAGAGGTTCACCGACGCGGATGCCACGACGGCGATCTCGCGCGCGGAGATCCTCGCACCTGGCATCACGATCCCGACGAAGGATTCGCTGCACACCGAAGACGGGATGAAGGCCTTCATGGTGTCGGCGATCGAGCGCGCGGACGCGTCCGACGCCGGCAAGGCGCACCTCGCGCCGTTCGGTGGGGCGCAGGCCGTGAAGGCGCTCACTCTGGATGCGCTGTCCGGTGTGTTCATCGGGGCCGCGGAGCTCGCTCGCCTGAAGAACTCGAGCACCGCGAGCACACCGAACCCCTTCACCATGGCAAACAACGTTTTCGTCTCCGCGACGAAGGACGGCAAGCCCCGGACGATGGCTGATCAGCTGCGCGATCAGCAGAAGGCGAACGACGACTTCTGGTCGAAGCAGCGCGCCTCCTGATCCACCCCTCACCCGATCCACTTCACACAGGAACCTGAAACATGAATCCGATCCTCTATCGGATGCCCTACGGCATCCCGGGTGACGTGACCCGGCGCGAGCACTCGACGATCGAGAGCCAGCTCTTCGGTGCAACCGCGTTCTCCGCGTACGGTCTGCCGGCGAAGTTCTCCTCCGGAAAGATCGTGCCTATGGGCGCTGGCGATGCGGGCACTGACCTGCGCGGCTTCTTGGTTCGGCCGTACCCCATCACGGGCGCGAACGCATCGGATCCGCTCGGAACGTCGGTGCCACCGACTGCAGGCGCCGCGGACCTCATGAAGCGCGGCTACATGACCGTGAAGTGCAATGTCGGGACCCCGGCCCTCGACGGCACGGTCTACATGCGCATCACGGCGAACGGTGGCAACACCATCATTGGCGGCATCGAAGCCACGGCGGACGGCGCCAACACCATCACGCTGCCGACCACCAAGTTCGCCGGCCCGGCCGACGCGAACGGCAACGTCGAGATCGCCTTCAACATCTGACGCCGCAAGGCTTCTTCCCTCTCTCCCTCGAATCCGCCCGCTGAGGCGGATTTTTTTTGGAGCTGCACAATGGAAAATCCGAAGTCCCTGACTCCGGCGCGCAAGTTCGTGCGCCGGCGTATCCGCTTCACCGACCACGCGATGATGACGTTCGATCGCGCCTTCATCGATTCCTCCGGCGTCTTTCTGATCGGCGAGCTCGAGCGGCTCGATCAGCGCCTCAACATGCCACTGGCTGCCTACACCTGGTCGCGGGATGTCCCGCTGCGCACCGACGTGAGCATGGGCGATGAGTCCGCCTCGTTCACGAACTCCACCTTCGCCGCGCCGCCCGGCGTCGCTGGATCAGGCAAGGCGTGGATCAGCAAGGATGCAACGGCGATCAGCGGTATCTCGCTCGATATCGGCAAGACGGCCCAGCCGGTGCCCCTGTGGGGCATGCAGCTCGGCTGGACCCTGCCGGAACTCGCCTCGGCCGCCCAACTCGGCCGCCCGGTCGACTCGCAGAAGTACGAGGGCATGTTGCTCAAGTACAATATGGACGTGGATGAGCAGGCCTATATCGGTGACACCGCCTTCGGCACGAAGGGTCTGCTCAATCACGCGGCGGTGACGAACAACACGAACGTCGCCGGCACCACGTGGCCCGGCCTCATCACGGCGAACGCGGTGACCGCGCCGGACTTGATCCTCGCCGACATCAACGAGCTGCTCACGAGCGTGTACGCGGCGAGCGCCTTCACCACGCCGCCCAGCCGCCTGCTGCTGCCGCCGCTCAAGTACACACTGCTCGCCAGCACGAAGGTGAGCAGCGCCGGCAACATGAGCATCCTCGAGTACGTGCGGACGAACAACGCTTCGCGCGCGCTTGGTGTGCCGCTCGACATCCAGCCGGCGAAGTACTGCATCGGCACCACGAACGGCGGAGTGGGCCCGGGCGCCGCGGGCAAGGATCGCATGTGCGCCTACACCCCAGCCGAGCGCTTCGTGCGCCTGCCGCTCGTGCCGCTGCAGCGCACCCCGCTCGAGTATCGCGGCATCCATCAGCTGACGACCTACTACGGTCGTCTCGGCTCGATCGAGACGCCGTATCCGGAGACGATCGGCTACCGCGACGGCGTGTGACGGCACGAGGCACCGAGGAAACACGAGACATGAAAACCATCACCGTCACACAGGCCTTCACCCTGCAGCTCGCCAGTGGCACGAAAGTGCCGTTTGCTGCCGGCACCCAGGAGGTCGAGGACGCGATCGCCGCGCACTGGTACGTCCAGGCGCACTCAACGCCTGCGACAGCGCAGAAGCAGGCGCAGGGCGATGCGGAGGCCGAGCGCCTTGCCGCCGAGAAGGCCGCCGCGGAGAAGGCGGAAGCCGAGCGCCTTGCCGCCAAGGAGGCGGCAGCGACCAGCGGCAAGAAGGCGAAGTAGAATCGCCCGGCCATGGACATCCCAGCCTTCCGTCAGGCCTTCCCAGAGTTCATCGATCCGGAGGCCTATCCGGATTTCGCGATGAACTTCTGGGCTGACGTCGCCGCACGCTCACTGCGGCCGGATCGCTGGGACGACCTGCTCACGCATGGCACGCAGCTATTCGTCGCGCATCACCTGGTACTGGGTAAGCGCAACGAGATCACGGCGGACGCCGGCGGAGTGCCGGGCGAAGTGAAGGGTATCGTCGCCTCCAAGACCGTCGACAAGGCCTCGGCCAGCTACGACACCAAAGCCGTCACGTCGGAGAACGCGGCCTTCTGGAACCAGACGACCTACGGCCAGGCGTTCTGGCGGCTTGTGCGCATGGCCGGGGCGGGGCCGATCCAGCTATGAGCAATATCCGGATCACGGTCACGAAGGACACGGTCTCCCAGGTCGTGGCCTCGATCAACGATCTCGTGCGCAAGCAGGTGCTCATCGGCATCCCGGACAGCACGACGAGCCGCGAGCAGGAAGTCGCCGGCGAAATGACGAACGCGACCCTCGGCTACATCCACGAGCACGGCAGCCCAGCCGCGAACATTCCGGCGCGGCCCTTCCTGGTGCCAGGCGTGCAGAAGGTCGAGGACAAGGCCGTCGAGAGCCTCAAGAAGGCGGCGCAGGCGACGCTGCGCGGCGATACCCGGAAGGCGGATCAGCATCTGCAGACCGCCGGCATCATCGGCATGGGCGGCGCGAAGGGCGAGATCTCGTGGGGAGACTTCGAGCCACTGAAGCCTTCGACGGTCCGCGATCGCCGCAAGAGCCGCGGCACGCAGTCCATGCGTGATTCCGAGCGCATCTATCTGTCGATGATCGAGCGCGGCGTATCGCCGGAAGAGGCGCAGTCGGTGGCGGGGATCCGCCCGCTCATCAATACCGGGCAGCTGCGTAATGCGCTGACCTACGTCGTTCGCAAGAAGTAGATGGCTCTCCTCGACGTCTCCGAAGTCCTGCTCGATCCGGACTTCGCGGACCCGCTCGTTTGTGAGCGCGCCCTGCAGACAATCGGCAATGACGGCATCGCGGTCAACATTCCGCAGGAGATCCCGATCGTCGGCGTGGTCACAACCGCAGACGGCGCTCTACTGGATCGCGCGGCCGCTGGCGAGCGCATCCTCGAAACGATCATCGTCCACACGATCTTCCGGCTCATCGCCGGCGAACCGGGCATCACGGCCGACGTGATCCTGTGGGCGGGCCGCCGCTACACGGTATCAGCCGTTGGCAGGAACTCTCACTTCGGCCGCGGCTTCACCGCCGCGCGATGCGACCTCATCCCGCTCTCAGGCTGATCCATGGCAGAAGTCGACTCCTCCACCGGCGGGATCCTGGCGCCGGCGGGGTCGCCTGCGCCTGAAGAAGACGCCGAGCTCGTCGCGATCTTCCAGCAGCTGTTCGCCCAGATCGTTGGGATCACTGGGATGCTCGTGCGGCCGCGCTGGCAGGCGATCCCGCCGAAGCAGCCCGAGGCCTCGGTCACATGGTGCGCACTCGGCGTTACGGTTAGCGGGATCGACGGTGGCCCCATGCTCGAGCACATCAGCGCCGGCGAAGGCGCCACGCGCTACGTCACCCATGAGCAGATCGACGTGGCGACGACCTTCTACGGCCCGCTCGCCCGGGCGGCCGCCGCGCGGCTGCGCGATGGTCTGGCGATCCGGCAGAACATCGAGCCGCTCACGGCCAAGGCGATGGCGTTCATCGATACCGGCGTCATCCGCATCGTGCCAGAGATCGTCAACCAGACCTGGATCCATCGCTACGACATGCTCGCGCGCTTCCGCCGCAAGGTGACGCGCGTGTATCCGGTGAGGAACGTCCTCGCCGCCGACATTCATCTGTTCGACGACAGCACGCACGTCGAGGAGACCATCCATGTGCCCCCGCACCCTTAATCGGAGCGTCATTCCATGACCGACCTCTCGGTGAGCAGCATCGTCAACGTACAGATTGCGCTGGCGCCGATCGCGGCGCAGGCCCGCAATTTCGGCAGCTTCCTCATCGTCACCGACTCAGACGTCATCGACACGCAGGAGCGGCTGCGGCTCTACAATTCGATCGACTCCATCGCGGCCGACTCGGGCATGGAATCTCCGGAGTATCAGGCGGCGCGGCTCTACTACTCGCAGAATCCGCAGCCGCTCAACTGCTACGTCGGGCGCTGGGCGCGGACCGCGACGCACGCCACACTACGCGGCGGTGTGCTGTCGGCCGCCCAGCAGGCGATCGCGAACTTCAACCCGATCGTCAACGGCGGCATGAACATCACGATCGACGGCGTCGTGCGAAACCTCACCGCGCTGGACTTCAGCGGCGCAACCAACCTCAACGGGGTTGCCTCGATCATCCAGGCGGCGCTCGCGACGTTCGCCACCGTCACCTGGGACGCGCACAACGGCCGGTTCGTGGTGCGGGCGATCTCCACCGGCGCGGCCTCCGGTGTCAGCTTCGCGTCCGCACCGGGCGCCGGGACCGACATTTCAAATCTGGTCCGGCTGCGCTCGAACTCCGGCGGCTACTCGGTGGGTGGTATCGAGGCCGAGACACTGCCGGAGGCCGTGCAGCTCCTGGGCGAGCTGTCGAACGACTGGTATGGCCTGCAGGTCGCCGCATCGGTGACGCCCTCCGACGAGGAACTCCTGGAGGTATCGGCTTACATTGAAGCCGCTTCGGTGTCGCGCATCTTTGGCATCACGAGCCAGGATGCCGAGACACTCATCGGCGGGCTCACGAACGATCTCGCGAGCACGCTCAAGAGCCTCGGCCGCAAGCGAACGTTCGTGCAGTACTCGAGCAGCTCGGCGCAGGCGAGCGCCTCCATCTTCGGCCGCGCGTTCACGGTGAACTTCGATGGTGCGAACACGACCATCACCCTGAAGTTCAAGCAGCAGCCGAGCGTGACGCCTGAGGCGCTCACTGCCACGCAGGCCGCTGCCCTCAACGGGAAGAACTGCAACGTCTTCGTACGCTACAACAACGACACGGCCATCCTTCAGGAAGGCGTGATGGCGAACGGCTATTTCTTCGATGAGGTGCACGGGACCGATTGGCTGCAGAACGACCTGCAGACCGACGTCTACAACCTCATGTATACGAGCCCGACGAAGATTCCCCAGACGGACCAGGGCATCACCCGCATCGTCGCGCGCATCGAATCGCGACTCGACCAGGCGGTCACGAACGGGCTCATTGCACCCGGGGTCTGGACCGGCCCGCCGGTCGGCCCGCTCGCAACCGGTGACACGCTGAGCAAGGGCTACTTCGTCTACGCACCGCCCATCGCCACGCAGTCACAGGCCGATCGGGAAGCTCGCAAGGCGCCGCTCGTCCAGATCGCCGTCAAGCTCGCCGGCGCCGTGCACTTCGCGAACATCCTCGTCAACGTCAACCGCTAACTCCGGAGTTTCGCCTCAATGAGCACCTACAGTTTCATGGAGGTCGCGGCGACGCTCGTCGGCCCGACCGGGGAAGTCGATCTCGGCTATGGCGCCGGCGTGGCTGAGGAAGGCATCGATGTCGATCCGTCCGCCCAGACCAACACGATGACGGTCGGCGCCGACGGCGAAGGGATGCATAGCCTGCATGCCGACAAGTCCGGCACCGTCACCGTGCGCCTGCTGAAGACATCGGACACGAACGCGCGGCTCCAGGCAATGTACGACGCGCAGCGACTCACGCCCTCGCTGTGGGGCAAGAATGTGATCGTCGTACGTATGCCGAATGTCGGTGACATCCACACCGCACGCAGCTGCGCCTTCCAGCGCAACCCGAAGAAGGTGTACAAAAAAGTCGGTGACTTCATCGAGTGGGTGTTCGACGCGGTCAAGATCGACTCGATCCTCGGCAAGTACTGAGGCCGCCACCGATGACCGAATTCGAGCTCGACGGAAAGCAGTACCGCATCCAGAAGTTGAACGCGCTCCAGCAGTTCAACCTGCAGCGGAAGATCGCGCCTCTCATTCCGCCCCTGATTCCGGCCTTTGTGGAGATCGGCAAGCAGAAGAAAGGGATCGAGAGCATCACGCCGGAGGCGGTCGTCGCCATGGCGCCGTTGCTCCAGCCGTTCGCCGATGCGATCGCGGGCCTGCCCGATGCGGCCGCGGAATACGTGCTCAGCACGAGCCTCTCCGCCCTCCAACGCAATCAAGGCGGCAACTGGGCGCCGATCTGGAGCGCCAGGCACTCGACCGTGATGTTCAGCGACATCGACGATATGAGCACACTGCTGCCGCTCGTCGTCCGCGTCATCCTGGACAGCCTCGGCCCTTTTATTCGCGGTCTCCTTACGAGCCAGGAGGAGACCTCGGACGCAGCAAGTTCGCCGACGTCAAATGGCATCAGCTCCCGGGCGGTGAAGACTGGCTCCTAGCCCCGGTGAAGGCCGGCATGTGCCGCTATGAGTCGCTGAAGGACGGGACGCTCGATCTCGCCGACGTCGCGCTGATGAACGACGCGCTGGCCGTCAGTGCTGACAACGAGCTCCTCGCCAGGGAGATCGCGGAGAAGAACCGTGGCAGCTGAGACCAGCATCATCCGCGAGTTCCTCGTCGCGCTCGGATTCCAGAGCGACGAGGCGGCGCTCAAGAAGTTCGAGACCGGCATCGACCAGGCGACGAAGGCCGCGGTGCGGCTGGCGACGGCCGTTACGGCGACCGCGGTCGCGGTGAGCCTGGGTGTCACACGGGTCGCGTCCAACCTCGAGCGGCTCTACTTCGCCTCCATCAAAGCCAACGACTCGGCCGCGAACCTGAAGGCCTTCGACCGGGCGGCGCAGAATTTCGGCACGGAGGCTGGTGAAGCGCTGGGGTCAGCGGAGGCCCTCGCGCGCTTCCTGCGTGAGAACCCGGGCGGGGAAGGCCTGCTTGCCTCTCTGGGCGTACAAACCCGCGACGCGAACCAGCAGCTGCGCGGCACGACGGATCTGATGCTCGAGCTCGGCCAGCAGCTCGCGCAGCGACCGTACTACCTTGCGCGTCAGTACGCCGGAATGTTCGGGATCTCCGAGGACACGCTCCGCGCGCTGCGCACCGGGGACTTCGAACGCGAAGTGCTGCGCATGCGTGAGCAGTTGAAGGATGCCGGGTTCTCGCAGGCGACGAAGGACGCACACGCCTTCATGATCGAGCTGCGCGACCTGACGACGGTCCTTCAGACCTTCGGCATCCAGGTCTACAACGCGCTGTCGCAGCGGCTCGGTGTCAGCCTCGCGAGCTTCACGGCCTGGCTCCGGGAGAACGGGCCAACGCTCGCCGGGCGTACGGCCGAGATCCTCGAGCGCATCCTGGATGTCGCCGAGCGGGCCGGCGCCGCGATCACCTGGATCGTCGACAAGCTCATCGAGTGGGACCGGCAAACTGACGGCTGGAGCACTCGTATCCTCGTGCTCACGGCTGTCCTCAAGGCGCTCGGCGGGTTCGCGATCATCGGCGGCGTCATATCGCTCGCCGGGGCGTTCGCGAAGCTCGCCGTCGGAATCACGGCGGCCGCTGGCGCCGGCACGGGCTTCCTGGGCGTCCTCGGCAAGCTCGGTGTGGTGGGCGCGACGGGCGCGGCCGCGTACGGTGCCGGAACGCTGATACAGCAGGCGCTGCCCGAGAGCGCGAACGACGCGATCGGCCGCTGGATCGCCAAGGCGCTCATGCTCTTCAGCAACCGGGGCGCGGCGGAGGCCCTCGCCCAGAATGACCCGATCGAGTACTTCCGCATGCTCGGCTGGTCGAGGGAGCAGGCCACCGGCATCGTCGCGAACCTGCAGGCCGAGAGCGGAATGGATCCGCAGGCGACGGGTGACAACGGCCAGGCCGTCGGCGTCGCCCAATGGCATCCCGATCGCCAGCAGGTCTACTACGACCGCATGGGCAAGGGGCTCGAGGAGTCCACGCTCGCCGAGCAGCTCGACTTTGTGGATTACGAAATGCGCTTCGGTGCCGAGCGGGCCGCCGGCGCGCTCCTCATGGCCGCCACCTCCGCGCGACAGGCGGCCGAGATTGTCGCCCGCCACTACGAGCGCCCCGCCAATGTCGACCAGGAAGCAGCCAAGCGAGGCGAGCTCGCGGTGCAGCTGTCTCAGGAGACGAACATCCACTTGCATGGCGGTCCCAACTCTGCGACGAACGCGCGCGACGTTGCGAACGAGCAGAAGGATGTGAACGCGCAGCTGGTGCGCAACTTCAGCTCCCTGGTGCAGTAAGCATGTCCGCGAACATCACGGAGGTCCTGATCCAGGGACGCGCCTTTCCGAACGTGCTGGCGCTGCCCAGGTCCACGCGGATCGGCGAGCTCGAGGTGGAGACGACGATCGAGGAGTCGCACACCGATGATCTCGAGATCACCTCGCACCCGGTCGAGCGCGGCTCGGAGATCTCGGATCATAGCTACCGGCGACCGTCGGAGGTCGTGCTCACCTGCGGGTGGAGCAACGCGAGCCTGAAGGCGCTGATCGGCATCGTGACCGGCTTCTTCGCCGGCGGCACGATGAGCAAGGGCGACTATGTGTCGGGCATCTACTCGCAGCTGCTGAAGCTGCAGCAGTCCCGCCAGCCGTTCTCTCTCAGCACCGGCCTGCGCACGTACGACAACATGCTGTTGCGGTCGCTGAACGTGACGCGGGACGCCACGACGTCGCATGTCCTGATGGTGAAGGCGATCTGCCGCGAGGTGATCCTGGTCAGCACGCAATCGGTGGAGGGGCTGCCGCCGAAGGAAGCGCAGGCCGACCCGGCTTCGACCGCCGCGGTCGAGAGCTTGGGCAATGTGCAACCGATCACCGGATTCCCGGCGCCTGGCGGCACCGTCACACCGAACGATTGGTGACCGACGTGCCGTCGTACTTTCATATCCCACTTCGCCCGGGCACGCCGCAACGCTTCTCGATCCGGCTCGGGCAGAAGGACTACGTTCTGACCCTGCGCTACCGGAACATCGTCGAGGGTGGTTGGGTGCTCGATATCGAGGATGCCGTCGGCACCATGATCCTCGCCGGCGTGCCGCTCGTAACCGGCGCGGATCTGCTCGCGCAGTACAAGCACCTCGGGTTCGGCGGGCGGCTCTGGGTGCAGACGATGTCGGAGCCGGATGCGGCGCCGACGTTCGAGCACCTGGGCGAGGACGGGCGGCTGTACTGGGTGACGGGATGAGCGTGCGTCAGTACGACCGCAAGGTCTCGATCCTGGTCGGCAACGAGAGTAGCGCGATCGAGCTCTCGGCCTTGCGGGTGCAGTTCAAGATCCGCCGCAGCGACTTCCAGGAGCCCAACTCCGCGGACGTGCGCATCCTCAATGTCGCCGAAACCACCTCGAATCGGCTCACGAGGGAGTTCACCCGCCTCGTGATCCAGGGAGGCTACGAGGGCAACTTCGGGCTGCTGTTCGACGGCGCCATCAAGCAGGCCCGCGTCGGCCGGGTCAACGCGCTCGACTCCTATGTCGACATCACGGCCGCCGATGGCGATGCGGCCTATAACTACTCGTACACCGCGCTCACGCTCGCCGCCGGCGCACAGCCGCAGAACGCGGTCGAGGCCTTCGTGCAGTCGATGGCGCAACAGGGCGTGGGGCTTGGCTACATGCCGGAGCTCTCGCAGAACGGCAGCCCGCGCGGCCGCGTGTACTACGGACTCACGCGCGATGAGCTGCGGGAATGGGCCGAGGTGCAGGACTGCCTCTGGAGCATCCAGGACGGCAAGCTCACGCTGATCCCGAAAACCTCCTACATCCCGGGAGAATCGCCGCTGATCTCGCCGGCGACGGGCCTGGTCGGCGTGCCCGAGCAGACGCAGAACGGCATCAGCATGCGCGTGCTGCTGAACCCAGCGATCAAGATCGGGCAGTGCGTGAAGCTCGACGCGACGGTGAACCCGTTGCGCTACAGCCTGGATGTGCAATCGCAGGCGAACAACGCGCTCCTCGAGAGCTCGACGAGGCCGAACCCGGACGGGCTCTACTACGTCATGAGCGCGGACCACGTTGGCGATACGCGTGGCAATGAGTTCTATACGGACCTGACCTGCCTGTCCGTCGACGCCACGATCCCGCCGAGCGCAGCTCCCCGGGCCGCGATCGCCCCTGAAGCAGCCAGCATCCGGCGGTACTGACGATGGATCGACGCGAACGAGATGCGAAGCGCGAGGAGGCGATTCGGCTTGCGTTCCGCTCGATGCAGGCTCGCCTGTGGACCGCGTTGCCCGGGATCGTCGAGCGCTTCGACGCTGCGCAGATGAAGGTCGACGTGCAGCCGACCATCCACGGCCGTGTGATTGGTCCGGACCGGGAAGCATCGAGCATTCAGATGCCGAAGCTCGTCGACTGCCCGGTGCTCTGGCAGGGCGGCGGTGGCGTCACGCTCACCTACCCGATCAAGCCCGGGGATGAGTGCCTCGTCATCTTCTCTGCGCGCTGTATCGATGGCTGGTGGTCGCAGGGCGGGATCCAGGATCCGCCGGACATCCGCATGCACAACCTGTCCGATGGCTTCGCGCTCGTCGGCGTGCGCAGCCTGCCGCGGGCATTCGAGGTGAGCACCACGGAGGCCGAGCTGCGATCGGACGATGGTGAGACCTTCATCCGGATGGATCCAGCAGGGCAACTCGTCCAGGTCACGGCCCCTGGCGGCATCGATCTCAACGGCGTCACGATCGATGCGAGCGGCAATGTGCATACGTCTGCAACGATCACTGCTGAAGAGGACGTCGTTGGTGGAGGCAAGCATCTGAAGACGCATACCCATCCGGCCGGGTCTCCAAACACAGGGCCGCCGAACTCATGAGATACCGAGCGCTCGATCCCCTGGGTGACTACACGATCGGCAAGCCCTTCCTGGTGGATTCCCCCGAGGCAGTCGCCCAGGCGATCTCGACGCGCCTGAAGCTCTGGCGCGGGGAGTGGTTCCTCGATACGACCGACGGCACGCCCTACAGCGGCGAGGTTCTCGGCAAGACGATGGCGCGCACCCCGGAGGTCGCCATCAAGCAGCGCATCCTGGGGACGCCGGGTGTCAATGCGATTACTGCGTTCTCCGCGCTCTATGACGGCAACTCGCGGGTGCTCACGATCAATGCGGCCGTGGACACCGCCTACGGCCCTGTAACCGTCTCCGAGGTCCTCTGACGCATGCACACCTACGCGCCCACGATCGACGCGACCGGAGCTCGCGCCGACGATTTTCCGACGACGCTGGCGAAGCTGCAGGACGACTTCCGCTCGATCTACGGCGATGACGTCTACCTCGGGAACGACTCGCAGGATGGGCAATGGCTCGGTGTGCTGGCGAAGGCGATCTCCGACTGCGGCGCCGCGTTCGTGTCGGTCTACAACGCCTTCTCGCCGGCGACCGCCCAGGGCAATGGCCTCTCGAGCGTGGTGAAAATAAACGGTCTATCCCGGGCGCTGCCGTCGTTCTCCACCTGCGATCTCACGCTCGTGGGTGTTGCCACCACGCCGATCACGAATGGACTGGCGGAAGACACCAGCGGCAATGTCTGGGCGCTGCCCGCTCTGGTGACGATTCCAAGCGGCGGCGAGATCACCGTGACGGCGACCTGCCGTAGCCCCGGCTCGATTGCCGCGGCCGCGGGCACGATCACGAAAATCAAGACGCCCGTGTTCGGCTGGCAGAGCGTGACCAACGCCGGCGCCGCGGTACCTGGCAATCCGGTGGAAACCGATGCGGCGCTGCGTGCCCGTCAGACGGAATCTGTTGCCGGGCCTTCTCAGACAGTGCTCGACGGCGTGATGGCCTCCATTGCGGGCATCCCGGGCGTTGCGCGCAGGAAGGCCTACGAGAACAACACGAACGCGGCCGACGGCAACGGAATCCCTGCGAAGAACGTCGCAATCTTCGTGGAAGGGGGCGACCAGGATGCGATCCTCGATGTCATCGGCCTGAAGATGACGCCGGGCGTTCCCATGCAGGGCGCGATCACGAAAACCTATGTGAGCCCCGGCGGCTCCTCCAAGGATGTTCGATTCGCAAGGCCGACGGCCGCGGTCATCCATGTCGCCCTGACCCTGCAGCCGCTCACCGGGTGGTCCACGGACATTCAGCCCATCATCGCGCAGTCGGTGGCGGACTACATCAACACGCTGCCGATCGGTCAGGTCGTGCGCTACTTCGAAATGGTGCGGCCCGCAATGATTGTTGGCAGCCCCTACGCGAGCTCGTTCTCCATCAGCTCGATGACCATCCAGAAGAACGCCGGCGCGCCTGGCGCGACTGATCTTGCGATCGACTACCACGAAGTCCCGTCAGGCGAGACGGCGAACGTGACCTTCACGATCCTATGACGACCGACTACACTTCGTTCATCACGAGCGAGCACGCGGACAAGCCGAAGTTCGTCGCGATGGTCCAGGCGACCGCCGGCGCGTTTGGCGCGATCGCCGAGGCCATGTGCTCGCTGCCGCACGCTTTCGACCTCGACAACGCCGCCGGCGCGCAGCTCGACATCGTGGGGAAGTGGGTCGGGCAGCCGAGGGCGGTATCGGGCGTGCTGACGCTCGGCTACTTCGGATTCAGTGACAACATCGTCGCGGAGCCATTCGGCGAGGAGGGTAACCCCTCGATCGGCGGCCGCTTCTATGAAGAGGGCGAACCCTTCACCTCGACGTCGGTGCTCGCGGATCCGGAATATCGCACGGTGCTGCGTGCGAAGATCGTCCGCAATCACTACGACGGAAGAACCGACGAGATCGAGCAGGCGCTGGAGTACATCTTCGCCGCACCCGCCCACGTGCGCGATGCCGGCAACCTGAGCATCGACATCGTCGTGAACGCGCCGATCTCGCTCGTCGGCCAATCACTACTCACGAACTTCGATCTGTTGCCGCGCCCCGCTGGCGTCTCCATCGGCGAGATCATCCACTCGGAACTCTCGGCCGAGGCGCGCGCGAAAGCCGCTGCCGCCGGCACGCTCTAACCACTCTCGACTTTCTCACGGAGCTCCCTGATGGCGATCACCAAGCCACCGGTTCTGCCTGTGTGGGCGGACGATGTCTCGACATCACCCGATCTCGTGCAGCCCACCAACGAGCAGATCGCGGCTGGATGGCTCGAGAGCACGACCCCTCCGTCCCGAGGCCGGTTCAACTGGCTGTTCAAGTCCTTGACGAACGCTGTGCGCTACTTCAGCCGGCGCGGCATCGTCGACTACGACGCGGACGAGACCTACATGACCGGCGACATCGTGCGCGGGAACAACGGGGCACTCTACCGCTCTCTCCAGGACAGCAACACAAATCACACGCCGAGCAGCTCGCCGGCGTGGTGGGGCTCGGTGATCGCCCCGACGCCGCCGGTCGACGACAACACCACCAAGGTCGCCACGACCGCCTACGTGCTCGGACAGGTATCGACGACGACGCCAGTAATGGATGGTGCCGGTGCGATCGGCGTGTCCATGAAGTTCGCGCGAGCCGATCACGTGCACCCCTCTGACTCGAGCAAGGCGAACACGAGCGGGAGCTACCCGGGGCTGTCGGTTGGGTCTGCGGCGACCGCGGCCCTGGTGCCGTGGGCTGGCGTATCGGCCAGGCCGAACACCGTCGCCGGCTACGGCATCATCGATGCAATCACGACAGCGAACATCGGCGTGCAGTCGGTAGCTTTCGCGAATAGCGCGGGCAACGCGTATCCGCGCCGCTGGGACGGCCAGCCCATCCAGATCATCTGGTCTGGGCAAGGCGGCCAGCCGAACTGGCTGCTCGGCGGCAACGACGGCGTGCAGTTCCATGTCTACAACCCTGCCAACTTCAGCGTCAATTTCGCGTCCTCCGCAGGATCAGCAGTCAGCGCCCAAACCGCCACGACGCAGCCGGCGAACGCGTCGAACACGACGATCGCGACCACGGCATTCGCGAACCCAGGCGCATCGTTCCCCGGTGCTTCGGGATACGCGATCACGTCATCTTCGGATTCCAGCGGCCGCCGGCTGGTCATCCAGGCCGGATCGGCCGTGAGCGGCTTTGTGAGCTTCCCCATCGCATTCCCGACAGCATTCCTCGGCGGGGGCTGCTCGACCAACCGCGCGTTCGCCGGCAGCGGTGGCTACAACCATATCTCCAGTCCAACCCGCTTCGGCATGAACGTGCTCTTTGATCCCAACCCCAACAGCGGCTGGTGGTGGGCTATCGGCTACTGAGGTGCAGTGATGGACTATTTTTACTCGAAGACGACGCGCGGCTTCTATACGAAGGAGCTGCACGGCGAAGCGATCCCCGGCGATGCCGTTCCAGTGAGCGAGCAACAGCACGCCGGGCTGATGCAGGGCCAGAACAACGGCCAGCAGATCGTCCCGGATGAGCAAGGCCGGCCGGTGCTGCAGGTACGTTCCGCCGCGGATCACATCGCTCGCATGACCGCGGCGATCAATGGTGAGCGCGACCGCCGCGTCGCCTCGAGCGGCTACCAGGTCAACGATAACTGGTATCCATCCGATGCGCTGTCCCGCGCGCAGCAGATGGCCTTCGTCATGATGGGCGCGAACATGCCACCAGATCTGCGTGTGCCGACGCTCAATGGTGCGGTGGTCCGCATGACCACTGTACTCGCCCAGCAGATCCTTGCGGCTGCGGCGGCAAGCGATGCGGCGCATTTCACGGCCGCGCAGGTTCACATCGCAGCGATGGGGGCGAGCCCGGATCCTGCGCGATACGACTTCTCCAACGGCTGGCCAAAGGGCTTCGCAGGCTAAGAAAGGACAATGCGTGACCAGTGAAACGAAGTTCGACGTCCCACTCTCCGACCGCCAGATCGAGGCCATCGCCGAGCGCGCCGCAGAGAAGGCGCTCGAGAAGGTCTACGCCCAGGTCGGCAAGAGCGTGCTCATCAAGGCGGCCTGGCTCGTTGGCCTGGTCGTCACCGGGCTACTGCTCTGGCTTGGCGGGAAAGGCTTCATCAAGCCGCCAACCATCCCGTAACGGGAGATACCACTATGAGTGCGTTCGATCGGGCCTTCGAGATCACCGTCGGTGTCGAGGGCGACTACTCAGACGACGCCACAGACCGTGGTGGCAAGACGCGGTTCGGCATCACCGAGCGCGTCGCGCGAGCACATGGTTATAGCGGGGACATGCGCTTGCTGCCCTTCGGCTTCGCGCGCGATATCTACCGCGATAGCTGGTGGAACCTGATGCGGCTCGATCAGGTCGCGGGTGTGTCCGAACCCGTTGCGCGCGAGCTCTTCGATACGGGCGTCAACCGTGGCCAGTCCGTTGCCGTCATCTACCTGCAGCGCCTGCTGAACGTCTTCAATAACAACGAGCAGTGGTACGCAGACATCACCACGGACGGGCTGATGGGCGCGCTCACGATCGCCGCGCTGCGCGCCTATCTCGCCCGACGCGGGAAAGAGGGCGAGCGGGTGCTGCTCGTGATGCTCAACGCCCTGCAGGGAAATGGGTACGTCGAGATCGCCGAGCGTGACAAGACTCAGGAGCGCTTTGTCTACGGGTGGGCGAAGGAGCGCGTGACGCCATGATCTCGCAGCAATCGACCGAGCGCCTCGTCGGCTTCGCACAGATCACCCTGTCGCTGCTCTTCCTGCTGGGATACTTCGCGGTCCTGATCCTGTTCCTGCTGGGCCATGTGAAGACGGCTCCCGAGTGGCGCGATGCGCTGATCGCGCTGCTCGGCGTCATCACCGGCGCGGTCGGCACGATCATGGCCTTTTGGTTCTCTCGTGGGCGGCCGCGGGAGGCCGGGCAGCAGTGATGTCGATCCTCGCCAGCATTTTCGGCAAAGCACTGGCCGCGCGGCTCGCGCCGTTCGTGCCAGCGATCGGCGTCGTCCTCCTGGTCATCGCGCTCCTGTTCTTCCTCTGGCTCGGCTTTGATCGCTGGCGCGACTCGCTCTTTCACGCCGGCGAGCTCGCCGAGCGGGCGAAGTGGGAAGCGCTCGACCTGGCGGTGAGGGCACGCAATGCCGAGGTCCGTGCGGCCCGCACCGAGGCCGCCCTCGAGGAGTCCCGCCGGAACGCCGCCACGAACGAGAGCCTGAAAGAGCTTGCCCAGGATCTCGTATCCCGCATCGCTGCCCGCAATCGAGATCTCGAGCGCGCCTGGGCCGTCACTACCGGAGAACTTTTCGATGCACCGATGCCGCCTGACGACTGTCGCCTTGTCGTGTCTGATCGCTTCGTGCGCGAGCACGATTCAGCGGGGCGTGACGGCGCCCGAGACTGAGTGTCCGAAGCCTGCCGTCCAGGTGCGGTGTCCGATCGAGGTGCTGCAGGTCCCGCCGCTCGAGCTCATCGACATCGGCGACCGGGCCGCCTTCAACCGGCTCCGCGTCAACGAGCAGCTCGCGCGGCTCTGGTATCTCGACATCCATCACCGCATCGAAGCCGCCGATCTGCACGATCGCCTGGAGCAGGCCGTCTCCTGCATCAGGTCGTTACAGTGACCGCCCACGTCAGAGCACCGGCGCGCCCTCGGTGGCGTTGCCGAATATCTGGAGTCGCGCCTCCCGCGTCTCGCGCGATGAAATCAGCAGACACCAGTACTCCCAGAGCGCCGGGTCCATGCGCCGCTGTCCGCCCTCCCAGTCCTGCCACGAGCGCAGCGTGCGGTAGATCAGCGCAGCGGCCTGCGTCTGCGTCAGCTCCGCCTCTTCGCGGGTCTGTGCGATCTCGGCGGGGGTGGGGTTGCGTCCCGGAGCCTTGCGGCGCCGGGAACGGTTGGGATGTGAAGTCATTCAATCCTCACTGACGGTAGCGCCCGGGCACGTCGAGCCGATGCACTCGTCGGCCAGTCCTCGCCGGCGAGCCATCGCCTGATTGTGCGATCGCTGACGCGGAGCGCCTGGGCGATCGCTCGGAGTGAGCGGCCACGATCCAGTGCCACGCGCACTCGAGCGACAACGGCTCGTTGCTCCTTCGGCCCGATGGTGCTGCGACGTTTGCCAAGCGGCCAATGCCCACGGCCGTCCTTCCGCTGGCTCACCGGAGTCTTCTTGCGGGCGCTCACTGGGATCAGCGAGGCGCGAACGCCGAACTTGCGCGTGATGAGCATGGCGGTCACTGGGCGCGCGCTCACCAGCGGAGCCGATCGGTTGGCATCCCCCCGGGCGGGATGTACATCACGCCGCAGACGCGGTGGGCGTTCACATACACGGCGCGCACGAACTTGCCGGCAGAACGGCGAGCCTGCTCTTCCAGCTCTTGGAGCATTGCCTCTCCTTCACACGCGGGTACGTATTGGCCCTCGAAATCGGACCCCGCATACTTGTCCTGCGCGATGGCGCCGAGCACGTGCTCCCGCAGCGATTTGGTCACGCGACCCGTCGCGGTGTCGAGTTCGTAGTACAGCATCGTTAGCTCCCGATGGCCGCGTCGTGCTCGCGCGCCAGGCGCTCCCCATCGGGCAGCTCGCGAGTGAGGGCGTAGTACCCTGAGCGGCCCGGCTCGGACCAGTGCGCGCCCCATCCAGTGATCTCAGCCATATAGGGCGTGACGTGTGCAGTGTGACCGCCCCGGTCGCCGTGTCCGAAATCCTGCTCGCTCACGATGACGTGATCGCCGACTTTAAGGCGGGAATCCTGAGAAACACGGATTGCTTGCTCACGCGGCTTGTCCATTTCGTCCCTCCGAGCCCCTGATCTGCGAGGCGCCAGCGGTAGTGCATCTACCGTGAGCGAGAGAGTACACGCATTGCGTGCAGTACGCAAGGTGCGTGTATTAGCGCGACCACGCCCCCGGCTCCGGCCTGAACATCGGCGCATCCGGGTGCACGCGCTGGATCACGACCTGATGCCGCTCGCCTGCGCGCCGGCAGAAATAGAGCGGGATCGTCCCGGGCAACTCCTCCACCTCCCATCCCTCGCCGATGCTCCTCGCCATTTCCTCGATCATCACCATGCGCGGGTCTGTGTGCGGCGGTAACTCGCGAGCTCTCACGGCCTCGTGGTACTCGTTGTATTCCACGAGCCAGGTGGCCTCAGGCACGGGCTGCATGGCGTCGTGGCGGGTTCGTCGTCTCATGGTCGCGGAGCCTGCCCGGGCGGCCAGTAGCCCGTCCAGCCAGTGAGGATTCTTAACGACGCTGTATAGCCGCCCAATCTGCGACGGCTATGCTACGCAGCTTTCCGTCACGTCACACAGGAGGTGACAAGCCAGCCGATACCGATCAGCAGCACACCGCAGATAGTCGCGACCGCCCAGCGCGGAACGGCTGGCGCGTTCTCGTGGCCGCATTGAGAGCAGATCCAGGCACGACCAGGGATAGCGAGCTCAACTGTCCCGCATCCGGCACAGCCGCGGAAGCGCCGCGCGTCTGACGTTGCTCCAGGTGATTTCTGTTCCTTCTCATCAGGTAGGGTTGGCGTGCCACCTGCGTTCTGCGTGGGGCGCATTCTTGTTCTCCATGGCTTTGCCGCCCGAGAGCTTCGGGCACGAGCATCGGGTGAAGTCGTGCCGCATCAGGCGCCCCTCCTGATGAGCGCCACGGGCCGCCGCAGAACCCTAGAGCGGTGGATGGCAGAGAACCCTGCCCCCGCTACCACACGTTCCTGTACTTGACAAAAGTGCAGAGGCGTGGCTCCAGCTCCAGTGCGCCATCAGGCCGCCACCAATCTCCGGCACCAGCCGGACCTCGCCGTTGAAGGCATCCCGCAGGATCACGCGTGCCTTGAGCGAGGCCCTAGAATCGCCGGCCAGCGCCGCAGTGATCTCCCGGCGAGCCACCTCGGCGGCCTTTGGGAGCATGGAAAGGACCCTGGCTGTCTTCTTCGCCGCCGGCTGCTGCGCGAGCAGCTCGCGGCGCTTGCCCTCAGCCAGGTCGATGGCCGCCTGCAACTCATCGGGCGTCATGTCGGGATCTCCATCTTTCAGGCGGGCACGCAGCCGTCCGATTCGTGCCTCGACGTCCTGGACTTCCCGGGGAGCCGTTTGCGTGCGACTCGCAGCGGCACGCTGCTGCTCGGCATACACCGCCCGCATCTTCTCCGCGATCCGCCTCACGCTGTCCGGCCCGAGGTCCTCTCGGAGGCGACCCAGGAGCACATCCTCAGCCCGTTTGCGCCGGATGCGCACGCCGTTCCCGCACAACCCGCCGCCGATGTGGTTCGAGCATGCGTAGCTGTGCGCATCCGCGATGACGTAGTGCGCCCCGCACGAATCGCACTTCAGGAGCCCCGACAGCAAATACTTGGGAGTACCGCCTGACGAGCGCTGCTCTGTGGCTGGGCGAAATCGCTTTTGCGCTCGCGCGAAGAGCTCATCGCTGACGATCCGTAGCGACTCATCGTGATGAACGATCCACTCCGAGCGTGGCCGCGCAACGCGCTTGCGCTTCCCCGTGTCCGGATCCTTTCGCCACTCGCTCGTGTTCCAGTGGATCGCGCCGGTGTACCGCTCGTTGGTCAAAATTGCGCGGACGCCCGATCCCATCCAGCCAGCGGCACGGCGCACCGAGCGGTTCCAACTCGCACCCGGTGAAGGAATCCGGCGAGCGTTAAGGTCGCTGGCGATAGTTCGGCAGCTCTCGCCATCGGCGAACCGGCCGAAGATCTCGCGCACGATGAAGGCCTCGCCCTTATCCACCTTGCCGTCGCGATATCCGTACGCGCGGCCGCCGGTCGGCTTGTGTTCCTTTGCGCGGCTCTCGAGCGCGGCGTACGTGCGGTCTTTCACCATGTCGCGAAACGCCTCGCCGATGATCCCGGACAGTCCGGCCTGCAGCTTGTGACCGCGGCGGTTCGAGTCGTAGCCGTCCTGCACGCCGATGACGCGGATGCCTTTCGCGACCATCCGGTCGATCATCTTCGCAAGATCGCCCGTTGAGCGGCTCAGACGCGACAGGTCGGTGACGAGCACGACATCGAAACGGCGGGCGAGCGCAGCCTCCTGCAGGCGAAGCACGCCAGGTCGGTTGCCGAGGGCGGCGCCGCTGATACCTTCGTCGCTGAACTGTTCGACTACGCGCCAGCCTTCACGCGCGGCGTGCTCGACGCACACGCGCTGCTGATCAGTGATGCTGCTCTCGTTCTGACGATCGGTGCTGAAGCGGGTGTAGATAGTAGCTTTCATTCCGAAGCTCTCCGGCGCTCGATCTCCGCGCCTAGTTGGCCCTGTACATTCTTGCGCGCGCCGGACGCCATATCCGCTGATATTCGGTCGAACAACTCGGAATAAGCCAACAACTCGACAACGCTTGCGTTACGCGGTGCCTTGTAAGTGGTAAGGAAGGAATGGAGGTTCACGTGATACTCGCGACCCAACCCATCGCCGGGACCTTGCATGATCGCAAGCGCCAAGGCATCGCCTCTTGAAGTCACAGCGCCCAGCCGCTCCAAAAAACCGCGAACATACTGCTTGCGTGCGTGGTGTTCGGCACGCCGTTCTTCGGTTGTCTTTTGTCGCGCCATGATCACTTCGCCTTCCGATACATCGCGAGCACGATGTCGACGCCCTCACGGATGTACGCCTGTTGCGGGACGCGCGTCGCGGCGCTCAGCGCTTTGAGTCCTTCGGCCTGCTCAGGGTCCAGATATGCCTGAACCGGTATCTTCTTCAATCGCAGGGTGTTTCGCTTTGTCTTCTTACGGGCCACTGATGCGCCTTTGCATTGCCACCACGTGCTAATGGTAGCATAAGGAACTATGAAGTCCAGGCGGTTTGACCGGGGCACGCCGATGAAGAAGAAAAACGTTCGAGTGAAGGTAGTTCAGTTGTCGGGCGGCAGGAGCGTGCGCGTCTGCGTCGCGCCTGATCTGATGCCGAACAAGTACGGGACCGCGTATACCCGCACCAAGCCGGCCGGGGGCGGATGGATCGTCGAGATCTTCGATATGCCGCCTGAGCAATTGATTGGTAATTACTTGGCTTTGCGATCAAGGGGCCTTCCAGTGGAGGGCTTGCAAACGGAGATCGACGCGCTACTACGGCGATGGCTCAACGGAACTGATGCACGCACCGTCTTCTATCGTGAAAAGCAAAAGCGGAACATACGCTCGCCGGGGGAAAAGTTGGGCATGGCTATGTGCGCCGAAGTCATGCGACTCACTTCTAAGGGCATCGTTGAGGCTGAGGCCAAACGGGCCGTAGCCGACGCGTTTGGCGCGGAGGTTCGGACGGTCCAACGGCATTTCGCTCAGTATCAACCGAAGCTTGCACAGCAAGTCGACTTTATGGGGGTCTACACGAAGAGGCTCATGTTCCGACGAGCGTTGGACTGAATCTGCGACACGAGATTTGTCAATAATTCTGTCGCGCCACCCAGAACGCTGACTACTAACGTCCCACGTACCTAGGAGATACGTGGACGAAATAGTGTATTTCTCGCTGGCCGTCGCAGCCGTGCGGATCGATCCGATACGCCCCCCGAGCATCGACACGATGCGTCGGTGGCATGACACCATTCACGGGCCGCGCGACACCTACGGACGGCGCATCTGGACGCCGGAGATCTGCGAGGCCGTCTGCCAAGCGCGTCTTGCCGCGCGGAACACGTCCACTACGTGAGTTCCGCCGCATCGTTCCTTACGCCGGCCCAGCTCGACGAACTCGAGTGGGCCATCGCGCGCGCGGCAGTGCAGCGACTGATCAACGAAGCATCCGAAAACGAAAACGCCCCGCAGGACCGGCCAGGTGACTGCGGGGCGCGCGGATGACGACGAGGATCGATGTCGTCCGCGAACAGCTTGTTGCAGCCGCCTCAGAGGAATATGTCCTCGGCAGCCTGCTGGTCGACGCGGCAACCTGGGCCGCCGCCCGGGACCTGACACCCACCCACTTCGCCAGACCCGCTCACAGCACCATTTACGCGGCGATTGCCGATCGCGCGTCCGCCGGGCGAGAAGTGGATCCGGTCCTTGTAGCAGAAAGCCTCCAAGCTGATGGGCACCTCGAGGAAGTAGGCGGCCTCGGATACATCGGCGATCTTGCGCGCAACACGACCAGCACCGCGAACATCCTGAGCCACGTCGAAGTGCTGAAGGAGTACGCGCAACGCCGGTGCCTGGCGGATCTGGGAGACCTCATCGCGCGGCGCGCCAGGTCCGCCGCCGCGGAATCAGTCGATCAGATCGCGAAGGAGGCGCTGGAGAGCATCCGGACTCTCGCGCCAGCCGCCCCCCATTCAATTCAGGCGCTCTCTCTGACGACCGATGACCTGCTCGGCACGGTGGAACCCGAGCGCATGCTGCTCCCGGGAATCCCCACTGAAGCGTACTCGCTGATCGCCGGCGCCCTAAGCTCCTACAAATCAACTCTCCTGATTTACCTCGCGCTCTGGCGCGCCACAGGCTTCGATCTGCTGGACCTCGACCCGGGAGGCTCTGGTGTCGATATCGGTCCGGTGATGCTCGTGTTCTACGAGGACTCGGATCGCAGGATGGTGAATCGCTTCCGGCGCATCACTCAGGCCGCCCACGCGCAGATCCGAGCCGTTCACGGAATCGCCGATGCCGACAGGTTCATCCGGTGCGCCGCCGCCAACATCCGCCGGGTGCCACTGACCGGCCAGGCCGGTGCTACGATCGTGCGGAGGGCCGAATCAACCTGCGTGCCCAACTTCGGTCTGATAGACGAACTCAAGCGCGCCGCTCACACATTCACTCAGTCGGACCTTCTGCTCGCGCTCGACCCTCTGAGACTCGCCATCGTCGGCAGCCAGAACGACGATGACGGTGCGGACGTTGTGGTCCACACACTTAACCATATGGCCACGATGATGCCCAACTCCGGCCTCGCGGTCGCCTCACACACGACCAAAGCCGAAGCTCGGGAACCGGCCGAAGGCTACACCGCCGCCGCCTACGCTACCTCGGGCTCGGCGCTCTACAGCCAGCACGCCCGCAGCAACTTCCTCATGTTTCGGCTGCGGCCCGATGCCGCCGCGCCCTTCGCGCCCAACCTCTCCCCGGCAGAGCTCGCACGGCAACCGATCGCGAAGCTGATCCACGGGCGGCTTAGCCATGGCGCCGAGTCCGGTGAACGCGTGCTCCAAATGAAGGACGGCATTCTCGTGCCGCTCGCCACCCGCAAGGAGCCCGACACCGCGAGCAAGATGGTGGAGTTCGGGCACATCGTCGCCCAGGCCCTCGAACGTCTCGCCGCCAGCGGCGTGCGCGCCTCGGCAACGGCCCTACGCGAGGACCCGGAGATACGGCGCTACGGCGGGTCAGACGGCAAGGTGCGCCGCCTACTCTCGCTCCTGGAAGAGAACGGCTACCTCGTGTTCGAGGGCAAGACCAAGGATCGCGTCGGTACGCTCACGCCGAATGGGCGGGCAATCTTCGCAGCCACGAATCATCACGAAACCCACCAAGGAGGGGGTCGCACTCATGGCGCCGACTGAGCATTTGATTCGTGATACGCCCCTAACGGGGGGATGTCGTCACGAATCGAATGACGACTCCCCCCGCTGTCCCCCGTTTCGTGGCGAATCACGAGTATCACGAATCATCACGAATGCCCACGAAAGGAGGAAAGACCCTGCGCTCCCGACTTTCTCGGCCGCCTAAAAAAGGGCACGCCCTCGCATCGCCCCAATCTTTCGCATGCTGTGTTCGTCGGCGTGCAGGGTCAGGTGGTAGCGGGGACCCGATTTGTACGCCTACGGAGGAAGTTCAGTTGAGTCAGAGAGTTGCTCGAAATCATCACTCCGGGCGGATGTTCCCTTCGGTTCCCCTGGCCGTGACGAAGCGTGGCCGCCGCTGGGCGCAGTGCCCGGAGTGCACGGCGATCTGCGCGCGGATCCCGCCCGGCGCGATGGACCACGTGTGCACTCACTGCCAGGCCGCATTTACGCTCGTCGCGGACGGCCGTAGCGCGTCTAGCGAGGTGCAGGCGTGATCGCCCTCGCTGTCATCGCGGTGCTCCTGATACTGGTGGAGGCCGGGGCAACGGTTGCCTTGGTCTGGGAGGCGTGGCGCTCATGACGCGCAAGGTCACCACACCGCCCCCCGGGCCGCTCGTTGCGATTCACGGCCTCAAGAAGCAGCCGCCAACGGATGCCGCAGCCCGGATCGAGGAGTACGCCGCCGACGGTTTTACCGTGCCAGGAATCGCCGGGAAGCTCGGGGTTGCCAAGAGCACCCTCCAGAACTGGATGCAGGAGAACGCGGAGCTTGCCGACGCGCTTTCGCGCGGGCGAGCGAAGGAGGAGCACGCCCTATCCAAGCGCCTGTATCGGATTGCCATGGAATCCGACGACAAGGCGGCCGTCACCGCCTGCATCTTCCTGCTGAAGGGGAAGTTCGGTTGGCGCGAGGGCGAGCGCCCCGAGGAAGGCAACCGGGTGAACATCACCTTCAATCTGCCCGGTGCAATGTCGCGCGAGGACTTCTTGAAGACAGTTGTGCCGGCGGAGGTGACCCGTGACTGAGCCGGCCACTCAGATGCGCCTCTCACCACTTCAGCAGCGCGTGCTCGGCCTGCCGGAGCTGTACGACCTCTTCCTGGGCGGCGGGCGTGGAGGCGCCAAGACCTACACGCTGCTGCTGCTCGCCTTGCGGTTCGTCGCGCAGTACACCGACCGCGCGCGCGTGCTGTTGCTGAGATTGACTTACAAGGGGCTCGCCGATATCGAGCTGCAGAGCCGCATGCTATTCGCGGAGGTCTTCGGCACCGACGCGAGATACAACCAGGCGGAACACACCTGGAGACTCCCGAACGGCGGATATCTGGAGTTCGGGCAACTCGAATCCGCCGCCGACTACACAAAGTATCAGGGCAGAAACTTTGGTCTGCTGCTGGTCGATGAAGCCGGCCAGTACGCCTCCCCCGATCTGCTCGACCTCGTGCGCTCCAACCTGCGCGGCCCGAAGGATGTGCCGACTCGTGTGGTGATGAGCGCGAATCCGGGCGGGCCTGGGCATCACTGGCTCGCGCGGCGCTACGTGTTTCGTGCGGCTCCCTGGACGCCGTTCCACGAAGAAAAATCGAAGCGAGAGTGGATCTACTGCCCGACCACTTACCTCGACAACCCGTTCATCGATGCCCAGCAGTATCGTGATCAGCTCGAAAGCGCCTGCCCCTCAGACCCCGAGCTTCTCCGCGCGTGGCTCGAAGGTGACTGGGCAGTTGCACGTGGTGCGTACTTCGCCAAGACGCTCGAGGAGTCGCGCATTGCCGTCGGACCGTTCACGCCGGGCAAGCTGCCAACGACGCGTGAGATCCCCAAGGGCAAGCACTACGCCGAAAGCGTTCCATGGGACATCTGGCTTGCGCTCGACCACGGAAGCGCCGCGCCGTCCGTGTGCTACCTGATGGCACGGAGCCCTGGCGCAAGCTACGAAGACAAATTCTACCCGCGCGACTCCATTCTGGTCCTCGATGAGTACGCGATATATCGGCGGGATAACCTGAATTTGGGCCTCGGCTGGACTGCAGCCCAGACTGCGGAAGCCATTGTCGAGTGGTGCAGGACGTGGCACGTGAAGCCGCGTGGAGTGGCGGACGATGCGTGCTTCAGCAGCACCGGCCATAACACGACGATCGCGGATGAATACGCGCGGTGCGGCGTGACACTCGAACCTGCTCGCAAGGGCGACCGTGTGTCAGGTTGGCACCGGATGCGCCGGATGCTCGCCGATGCCGGCAAGCCCGATGTGCCCGGGCTCTACGTCTCACGCGGCTGCGAGTACTTCTGGTCGACGGTCCCTTACCTTGCCCGCGACTCGAAGCGAATAGAAGACGTCGACTCGAGCGGCCCCGACCACGGTGCTGACGCGCTTAGGTATGGGCTTCTCCGCGTCAAACACGTTACGCGAATCACGCCCCTCCACATCTGACAATCCACACGAAGGAACCGATCATGAAACTGAAACCCATCGCAACCAACGACGCCGCCATGGCCGCCCAGTCGGTCGCGGATGTCCAACGCGCTCGCGAAGCGGTCACGCAGCGCGAAACGGCGACCCAGCGCTTGCGTGACGAGGGCGATCGAATCGCCGATCAGCGCGCCGCCATCAACCGCCACTATTACGCCACGAACGGCGGTGCGAAATGACCGCCCGATTTCGATACATCGATGGCAACGGCATCGAACAACCACTCATCCGAAGTGACTGGACCTTCCCGACGGATGATGGCGACTTCGCGACTTTGTACAACGTCGCGAAGTCCAGCGCCGAGTTGGTCACGCAGTTTCACGCGAAGCGCGCGGCGCTGGGCGTGAACATCACGCCGGCCGAGCAGGCGGAGGCCATCAGAAAAGGTCCCACCGCGCTGGACGAGCTCTATCGCGCGCGGCGCGCACTGGCGGAGCGCGCCCTCGCGTTCCTGACCCTGGAGACGCTCGCGACGCGCGAAGGCGGCCCAGTCACTGGGCTGCGCGCGATCGAAATGAGCCTTCCGGTGCGTGCGCGGGGGCTGGCGAAGATCGAGCCCTGGAACCCACAAACCCTGGCTATTGATCGGTGGCTCCTCGATGTGCTGATGAGCAAAGGCGCCACGGAACGAACTCAGTTCATGCTCGAAATGAAGGACGGCCAGCACAGCGCGACAGCTCGTGCACTACTGCGGACCGCGGACGTGCCCGAGTTGCTCCCCCTGAAGCTCGCCGAGCCAGACCTCACGGCCATCACGAACGCCGTCGCGAGGTGCGAGGCGCCGCAACAGATGGCCGCGCTCGATGAGCTGCACCACGCGGCCGTCGTCGCACGCGCCACCTGGAAGGCATCGGTCTCGCGGATCGCGGAGGCCTCCGGCCTCGAGCGCGAAGACCTTGCGAAGACGTTGGGCGCCTCGCTGGTTCGCTACGAACAGCCGGGCCACGACGGCCTCAATGACCCGCACTGGGCCGAGTTCATCGGGACGGGGCGAAGGAGAGAAAGCGCTCCAGCCCCAGCTAATGCCCTGTCCTTCATCGCTAACTAATGCAAGAGGGCGTTTTACTCGTGAGTCACGCCAAGCAACGAAGCAACCGCGAGCGCCCGCGGGGCTGGTCTGGTTTCGTACCTACTCCGCCGCCCGCGGCGGGCAATTATTAACGAGGAGATCATTACATGGCGGTAGCTTTCCCATCGTCCACCCAGACGGCGTCGTCCGATGCGGCTGGCGGCGGTTCGGTCAACGTCAACGTCAACCCGCCGTCAGGCCTCACGACCGGCGATGTGTGGGCGATTGTCGCTGTGCTCGACCACGACTCCTCGACGATCGCTACGCCTTCCGGCTTCACGCCCGCGCACGCACAGCTCGACGGCACGCCAGGGTATCCCGGTGTCCGGACATACTGGAAGATTGCAGGCGACAGCGAGTCGGCCGTCAACGTCTCATCGAGCGGTGGTCAGAACTACGTTCTGTGGTGCGCCTCGGTCCGCATCACCGGCGCGAACACGGCGAATCCGATCGGCAACGTCGCGACGACCACGCCGACCGGAACGGGCACGACGCTCGGCGCGCCGAGCGTCACGATCCAGAACGCTGGCTCAGGCGCGCTGCTCATCTTGGCAGCCTCACCGCCCTCAGGCTCACTATCGATCACGCAGCCGAGTGGCTCGACGATGCTGCAGGCACGTCATCAGGGGAACGACTTTCCGTCGGGCGCCGTGGCGTACGAGTTGCGCAACGCGGGCTCGTACTCGCCCGGTACCTGGTCACTCCATGGGGCCAACGTTGGCGAAGGTCGCATCGGCGTAACGATCGAGATTCTGCCGGCTGGAGGAGGCGGCGGCGGCTCCGCGCTCCCCATACTCATTGCGAACCATCGAGGTCGCCAAATGTTCGACATCGTCAAGAAGGGCTCCACCGATCGGTCGGTCAAGGTCCACATCATGGACGCTACCTCTGGAGCGCCAGAGACAGGCACCGTATACAACACTTCGGGCCTCGATCTGTGGTATCGCCGCGAGGGCGGTGCACGCACGGCTATCACTGAAGCGACACTCGCTTCTCTCACAGCCGCGCACGCCGATGGCGGGTTTCTGCACATTTCGGACGGCGACTATCGTCTCGACATGCCAGACGCCGCATATTCCACCGGAGCGAACTTCTTCGACTTCGGCGGTACCGTCACCGGCAAGATCGTAATCGGTGGCCGCGTACGACTGGTCGACATCGATCCCGAGGACACGATACGCGCCGGCCTCACCGCGCTTCCGAACGCGGTGGCCTCCGCCAGCGGCGGCCTCTTCACGCGCGGCTCCGGCGCAGGTCAGATCAATCAGGACGCGAACGGACGCATCGACGTCAACATCGTAGCCGTCAGCGAGGATGCGACGGCCGCGCAGAACCTCGAATCCTACTGCGATGGCACGACGCCGATTCCTGCCAACGTCACGCAGTTCGGTGGCTCGAACGGCACGTTTGCGAGCGGGCGGCCGGAGGTCAACGTTTCGCACTACGGCGGCTCGGCCGGCACGTTCTCCGGCGGCATCCCTGCGGTGAACACGGTGCAGTGGCGCGGCGTGCAGCCGAGCAACCTCGCGAGCGGCCGGGTTGATGCGACCGTAGGGGCCATGCAGTCGGCGGTCGTGACCGCAACGGCGATCGCCGAGGATGCGATCGGGGCAAGCGAACTGGCCACCGACGCCGTGACGGAGATCGTGAACGCGATCAAGGCGGCGGTCGTTGAGACGCAGGGCTCCATCACGCTGCAACAGGCGCTGTCGGTGATGCTCGCGGTGCTCGCCGGCGAAAGCGAGAACGGCGGCAACACGTTCCTGTCGCCCAACGGCGAGGCGACGCGTGTCACCGCGACGACGAACGGCAACAAGGAACGTACGGCGATGTCGCTGACGCCGAGCTCGTAATGAGCACGACCTCCTGGTCGATCGACTTGCGTGCCTGGGCCGAGGGCGTGAAGGCCGATATCGACACCGTGGTTCGGGAGGTCGCTCTCGAGCTGCTCACGCGGATCGTCATGCGCTCCCCGGTGGGCAATCCCGAGATCTGGGCCGCGAACGCCGAGGTGATGCGCCAACGCGCCTCGTACAACGACAACGTGGCGCGCACAAACTCGCTGATCGATGCGCATCCCGAATGGCGTCTGAAGTACGGGCGACTGAAGAAGCAACGCACCGCGAGTGCGCGAACGATCAACCGGAAACTGCCGCTGCCGACTGGCAAGGGCTACGTCGGCGGACGTTTCAGAGCGAATTGGCGAGTATCGATCGGTGCGCCGGACACTCGCACGTATCCCGAGACCGTGCTCGATCCGACGGGCCAGATATCGATCGGCGCCGGCATCGATGCGCTCGGCACGTACCGAACTTCAGATGGCACGATTCACATCATGAATTCGCTTCCGTATGCGCAAGCCTTGGAGTTTCAAAGTCATTCCAAGCAGGCGCCGGCCGGCATGGTGAGAGTGACAATCGCGGAGGTCGCACAGGTGGTCGCCGCGAAGGTGAGAGAAGTTTCCAACACATAGGAGATTCAACGATGACTTTTAGACTCAATGCAGACCCGACGTTCCTGGCTACGGTGAAAATCCCGAAGGCTGGCACCAAGCCCGAAGCAATAAATTTCACCTTCAAACACCGAAAAAAGGGCGAGTTCGACGCCTTCCTCAAGGGCGCCAAGGATCTACCCGACGTCGACTACATTTTTGAGATCGCGCTGGGCTGGGATCTCGATGACGAATTCAACAGGGAGAATGTCGCTCGGCTCCTCGAGAACTATCACGGGGCCGCACAGGCCATCACGCTCACGTACGTGAGCGAGCTCAGCGGCACCTCGTTGTCCTAACCCAGAAGGGGGCGCTCCGCCATGACGAACACCATCGCGGGTATCGGAGTCGTTATTGATGCTTCCCAAGCGAACGCTGCCAGCGTTGCACTCGATCGGTTCGTCACGGCGACGGACCGAGCACAGGCAGGTGCGCGGGGGCTTGCCAGTTCGTCAAGCGCCTCGGCGGCCTCGCAGCGGGCGGTATCCACCGCGAGCCAACTCGTGGCGACTCAGCAGATACGCGCCACGCAGACGATGCAAGCCGCGACGCTGACCGCCGGACAGTATTCGCAAGCTCTGCGGATGCTGCCGGCGCAGATCACGGACATCGTGACGGGCTTGGCGAGCGGCCAGAGCGCATTCATGGTCGCCATCCAGCAGGGCGGCCAGCTTCGCGACATGTTCGGTGGAGTGGGCGCCGCCCTGCGTGCGGTCGGCACATTGCTCACCCCCGTGCGCCTCGCGATCGGGGGCACCGCGGCGGTCGGCGCCGTGTTCGCCAAGGTGCTCGCCGACGGACAGCGCGAAGCGTTCGAGCTGAACCGCGCGCTGATCCTTTCGGGCAATTCCGCCGACGTCACGACCGGACAACTTGCGCTCATGGCGCGCGAGCTCGATCGGATATCCGGTACGCGTGCACAGGCGAGCGCCGCATTGACTGCCGTGCTGGCCGCCGGGATCAAAGGCAATGTGGCGCAACAGGTGGCTCAGGTTGCCGGCCAGCTCGAGCGCATCGCGGGCATCCCGATGGATGAGGTGATCGAGCAGTTCGCGGCGCTCGGAGAGCGACCGAGCGAGGCCGCCGTGAAACTCACTCGGCAGTACAACTTCCTCACGGCCGAGCTCTATACGCAGATTCGGGCGCTCGAACGCGAGGGCCAGGTCGCCGAAGCGACCCGCATCGCGCAGGCGGCGCTGGCCGACACGCTGCAGACACGAGTCACGCAGCTCCAGGGACATCTGGGGGCCGTTCCACGGGCCTGGAAGGCCATCGCGGGTGCTGCAAAAGAAGCCTGGGATGCGATGCTCGACCTGGGGCGTGAGCGCACCCCGGAGGAAGAACTCGAACAGCTGCTGCGCGCACGCGCAGGACGTTTCAGAGCCCCGATGCGCGGCGGCGGGCCTGCGGTAGAAAATCCTCGCATCGCAGAGCTGAGGGCACTGGTCGCAGAGCGCCGGCGCCAGGCCGAGGCGGACGCGGCCAAGAGCGCAGAGCTCACTCAGGCGCTCGAAGACGAAGCACTGGCGGCGGTCCGCGCCGCATCGGCCGGGCAAGTGGCGGCGGCCGCGTTCCAGGCGAGCAACGCTGCGATCTCTCGCGAGCTCGAGGCACTGACGCAGGACGTGACCGCACGCGAACGCCTGTTACAGGCTCAGCGCGATGGGCGTCTCATCACCGAGGCCCAGTACTACGACGAGCGGCGCAAACTCGTGGAAGCCGATCGGCACGCGCGCGTCGCCGCCCTGGAAGCCGAGAACCGCCTCCTCGAGGCCCAAGCCGCCCAGATCCGCAGGGCCGCTCAGGAGGCAGCAGAACGCGCGAAATCGCCCGCCGAACGGCTCACCGCGGAGCTCGCCGTCCAACCACAGATCATCGCGAACCAGTCACGCATCGCCGACAACACTGCCAGGATCGATCGCCTCAATGCCGAGGCGGCCGCGAGCGCAACGTTGTTCGGTGTGGAGCAGCAGAGCGCGGGCAGGAAGGCTGAGATCACCTATAACGACGCGCGCGCGGCGGCGGAGGAGTACCTGGCGACGCTGCAGCGCCGGCAGCGCCTGGAACTCGAGGGGATAGGCGCCGGCGAGCGGACGCGTGAGCGTAATGCGGGCCGCGCGGAACTGGAGCAGGACTATACCCGACAGCGCCAGCAGCTCGACCGCGACTTGCGGCGCGGGCAAATTACCAAGGAGGCCTACGATCGCGATTTGCGACTGACCGAGGAGTTCCAGCAGCGCGCGCTGGGCTCCTATGACCAATACTGGGATGAGCTGACCGAGAAACAGGGCAGCTTCTTCGTCGGTGCCTCCGAAGCCCTGCGCAACTACGTCGATGAATCACGGAACACAGCCGGCCAGGTCGGCGATGCGTTCTCGCGCGCACTCAACGGCGCGACGGACTCACTCGTGAAGTTCGCCATGACCGGTAAAGGCAGTTTCAAGGACCTCGCCAATTCGATCATCGCGGACCTGCTGCGCATAAGCCTTCAGAAAAGTATCGCAGGCGCCCTTGGCGGGGCGCTCGGCGGGATCTTCGGCGGAGGCGGCTCTGCGGCCGATGGCCTCTTCGGGGCTTCGAACATCGTTCAGGGCGAGAACGATTGGTGGAAAAAGATCGGCGGGGTTCTGGGGTTCGCGGCCGGAGGCAACCCTCCGGTTGGTCGTGTCTCACTCGTGGGCGAACGCGGCCCCGAACTCATCGTTCCGCGCAGCCCCGTCTCAGTGATCCCGAATCATGCGCTCGGCCGCTCGGGCGTCGTGATCAATCAGAGCCTCTATCCAGCCCCCGGCAACGATGTGGCGCAGATCTATGCGCTGCTCCAGCAGTCGAAGCAGGAAACCAAGGCCGAGATCATGCGCGAAATGAGAGCAGGCGCATGGGATCGAGTGCTCCCGGCCTGACCATGGGAGTTTGATGAACCGTCGCCGTGCGAGGACTGCGCGCGCGCGGCGCGCTGTGCGACGGAGCGGCTCGCGTGTTCCGCGTTCGAGCGCTTCCACGAGGGGGCGGATTGGGCAACGGCCCCTCGCGTGGACGCGTCGGCCGAGCGGTATGCGAGCATCTTCGGCAAGTCATGAAACGGAAAACGCCGCCCGAAGGCGGCGCTCCCGTGGTCGCGGGCCCCCCGCGGATCAGGCGGTGTCGACCTCTTCCGGTGGGCGTGTCTTTGGGGGAATTGCTTGCTCCCCGACGCCTGCCCTCGCTATGGAACCAGGGACGATGGCCTCGATCGCTTCATCCAGCATGGAGTCGACGTCGATTCCGAGGGTTTCCTGAATCTCCTCTTGGGCGTCTTGGAATTGCGAATCGGTGGCTGCGGCACACAGGCGAATCAGCCGCTGCGCTTCGCGGATGCGATTGCATGCCGCGGCGAGATCAGGCCGGCGCGTGGCCTTCGGCAGGCCCGGCCTTCGTCCGCTCATGCCGCACCTCCCTCGCGCCCGAGGCTATCGTGCACATTACACAACAATTCATGGGCACCTGACAGTGTGTGGCGCAGCCGGATCACGAGACTCTCACTGGCCGCATTGGCCGTTTCGACGGCGCGCAGGCCGTCATTCACGAGCTCGATTATGCCGATCGAATTCATTAGAGAATTGGTTACGCTATCTGAAGCCATGGATAACCCTCCTGGGGGTTTGCTGTGGTAGGCGCTCACCGCTGACCTCCAGCGGCGATGCGCTGAGAAGGGGACGCCGCTCACCTCACGAGCGACACGGCGCCCCATAAGAATCACTGTTCGGTGGGCACCTCCTGCCGCGCCTGCGGCGTAACGAGCGTGGCCTTGTAGAGTGCCCAAGCATCCGCCGGGCAGGCGCTGCCGGCCCGCGTCAGCCACAGGGCGCGCGAATACTCGGGGAGTGCGTTCCACCAGGCCATGCCCAGTTCAGCGTCGCGGCGCTGGGCGTCTGTGAGCTTCAT